GGGCTACTAGCAGCGAAAAATCCAAGTCTAAACTGGCAGGCAGTCTCACTGAAAATACGGATCCGCGATTGGATGCATCAGTGCGTGAAAAACTAGTCACTGCCCGTATTGGTCTTCTTCTTAAAGCGCCGTTTTTCGGTAACTTGGCTACTCGGCTGAAGTTGGTTAATGGAGATTCTTGGTTGGGCACCGCGGCCACAGACGGTCGTAACTTTTACTACAATACTGAATTTGTAAACAAGCTCAAACCGCGTGAGCTTGAATTCTTGTTTGGACACGAAGTTCTTCATAATGTCTACGACCATATTGGTCGGACTGGGGATTTTCGTGACCGCCGGCTGTTTAATTGTGCTGCAGATTACTGTGTAAACTCTGATCTGCTTGAACAAAAAATCGGTGAACGCATTAATCCTTGCTTGTATGATCCCAAATACAAAGGTTGGAGTGCAGAAGAAGTCTATGATGATCTCTACGACAAAGCAGAGAAAATCGATATCAATGATCTGCTGGAACAGATGTTGGACGAACATCTTGAAGGCGAAGGTAGTGAAGGTGAGAATGAGCAAGATGGCGACAAAGAAGGCAAAGGCCGGCCTCGGCTGAGTGACGAAGAACGTCGTCAGATCAAAGACGAAATTCGTGAGGCATTGCTACAGTCTGCACAGGCCGTTGGTGCAGGTAACTTGCCATCTGGTGTTAAGCGACTGATTAAGGATCTTACTAAGCCCGTAGTAAACTGGCGCGAACTGCTGCAACAACAAATCCAGTCTACAGTCAAAGATGACTTTAGCTGGATGCGTCCCAACCGTCGAGGCTGGCACATGGATGCTGTCATGCCTGGCATGAAACCTGGTACGCAGATTGATGTATGCATTGCAATTGACACTTCGGGCAGTATCGGCGAAGCAGACATCAAAGCATTTTTGAGTGAGATCAAAGGTATCATGGAAGCTTACGATGAGTATAAAATTCAAGTGTGGAGTTTCGACACAGAAATTTACAATCATCAAACGTTCTCCAGTGACAACCTAGATGATATTAGCGGGTATGAACCTCAAGGTGGTGGTGGCACAGACTTTATGGCTAACTGGGAATACATGAAACAGAACAATATCGAACCCAAAAAGTTCATTATGTTTACTGATGGTATGCCCTATAATTCTTGGGGAGATCCTGACTACTGCGACACTGTATTCATTATCAAAGGCAATCAAGATGCAGAACCGCCCTTTGGTGTGTGGGCAATCTACGAAAAAGCCAAGGAACTTGCTGGTGCGTAAATACTTTTAAGCTCGGAGTAAATGCCACCTTCGGGTGGCATTATTTTTAAGGGGAGTTTATAATGAGCAATGAAAATGATAAGTTCCGACACAGCAAAAGGTTACATAAAGAAGAATCTGCTATTCAAAGACAAGTTGATATACTGAAACATTATGTAAGTGAAACCCATCCTCAACTAAAACAACCCCATAGATTAAGTAAAAAACACGGAATGAATTGTGGAAATCCTAGCTGTATTTTGTGTGCCAATCCTAGAAAAGTGTTTAAGGATTTAACTATTCAAGAAAAACGATTCAATCAAAACATCGACGACGATCACGATCGACATAGCAACGGTGTAAAGAGAGACGATGAAAAAAATATACTATGAAAAAATTGGTAAAAAATATATACCAGTAAAAGAGTACGACTCTGAATTTATGGATGCGTATCCTAAAGGCAACCATTTAATCATGAGTTATCCAGGCGGTACAAGCCGTAGATTTCACATAGAACCAAACTATGCTGCAATGATCGCAGCAGGTCGTGTAGCCAAAGATGCAGTCTGTAAAGCAATAATAAAAGCATCTCAGCTGACGCCAGCTAAACAACCTCTTACAGAAAAACAAGTAAGAGCTTGGCAAAATTTGGCAGAAGCACTAGGGGATGATCTAGGCACACTTCATGCCCCTAGCGTTAACGATGCTGTTGATGCAGGCATCACTGCGATGATGTTAGAAGCAGAAAAACTTCTTAAACATGAAGCAGTAAAACAAGCGTTCGATTATTTTATTACATGCAGCAAATTGTGTGTAGAGGATGACGTTAATGATTATTGATATTCTTTGCATAGGTGTAGGTGTAGGTATTTTTGTTTACATTATAAATTTGTTTATTATTAAAACATTGGAGCTTATAGATGCTGAAACTTGGAGAGATTAATCCACTTAATGTTTTCAATTTGAGAAAATTAGCGCATTGCCCGCCACATTTTGCCAAAGTCACATTTGATGCTAAAGCCACGGATAAACTGTTCAGTGATTGGATTTATGAAAATTTAGCAGGTAGATTTTGGTTTGGCGATGTCTATCTAAAGGCAGACAATCATATCACTATTCAAAAATGTGCGGCGTTTGAAGTATTGTCTGAGGCCAGTTATTTTGCTTTAATACTAGATCAATTGAATCAACATAATTTTTAATATATATCTATTAGATGTAAATAATACGTACTTGGACGTATTATATGACTACAGAAACAAATCAGCAAAAAGAAATACAAATCCCTGCACAAGAGCTTTTAACTGTACTAAGTTCTATACAATTAGCCAGCTCACGGGGTGCGTTCAGGCCAGAAGAATTCGTTGAGATCGGTCGAGCTTATCAACAGCTTTACTCTTTTCTAGTAGATCTCAATGTAATTTCAGCTCCTAACGCCAAAACTTAATAAGGAATGACCATGATAAAACATGTAGGCAAACACAATAGCAAAAAATGTGTTATTTTATTTAGAACAGTACCCAACGAAGAACATATGTGTTTGGTAATTTTTCCCGACACTTTACCCAGACACATTCACGACGACATAATGTCGGCACTGGAAAGTGAATCAGGTCAACAAGCTAAAGAATTCAGTGATTACTTATTCAGATATACACTGTCAGACGGTAATAATGCACTAGCAACGTTACATAAAGAAGGAATGATTAAAAAAATTCCTACCAATCAAGTAATTGTTACCCCAAATGTAAAAAGCACTGTACGGTTAGATGAGCTCAATGAAATTTTAAACAAAATGGCCATGGGAGAAGAAGCAGTAAAAGAATTGGCTGATTTGGATAAAAATGCAGGATATACAGGAAAACGTCGCCCTCAAGAAAAAACTTTGGGAGAAGTACAAGCACCAAGAGAAAGTAGAAGTACTCCTGCACAAGTTGACACAAATGTGAAATTAACAGACATTTTGTCAGATGAACAATTAGCTGCACAGCGATTAGCACAATCTCAAAAAATGGCAGCTGAAGCTAAAGCGTTATTGGCAGAAAGTGAGCGTTTGCAAAAAGAAGCACAAGCACTATTAGGTGTGACTGAAGAAAAAAATGGCCGACCAAAAACCAAAAAAGCCAAAGTCCAAGAAGCTTAATTTAAGTTCGAAATCTGCATGGAGAAATATTCTAAAAGACGTTGATAAAAAAGAAGTGCCAGTACATGTTTTGGAAAGATTAGTTTTACATTTATTAGACGGCACCGACGTTGAAATTAACATTAAAGAAATCCTGTCCAAAGGAATAGATCCAGAATTGGTGGAAACAGAAATTAATAAACGACTTGAAGATTTAGATCAATACATAGAAAACGTAGATTTTTTTGTCGACATTGAATCTGTTGAAAAAACAATACAACCAGAAACAGATAAAATTTTAGCTAAACTATGATCAAGGCAATCTTTGCTGTAGATTATTGGGGAGGAATGGGGTTGGATGGTAGTTTACCATGGCCCCATCACCGTGAAGATCTACAATACTTTAAAGAACAAACAGATAACAATATAGTAGTTATGGGCCGGCGTACATGGGACGATCCCAAGATGCCTAAACCATTACCCAATAGAACTACTTATGTTGTAACTAATCGTCCAATAAGAGGATACAATGTAACTTCTATTTCGGGAGATATTTCAAATCATCTTATTAACATTCAAAAAATATATCCTAAAAAGACAGTTTGGGTCATTGGTGGGCCCGAAATTCTTATGTCCGTAAAGGATAGAATAGACGAAGCGCACATTACTCATTTCAAAGGTCAATACAGAACTGATGTTCAAATTGATTTAAAGAAATTTCTTCAACTGTTTCGTGCTACAAGTGCCAAGCCCAGTACGGATAGATTGTGTAACTGGACCACATATAAAAACATTGACATTTTTAGAGCGTCAAATTAAAATAGCATATGGAACAAGAATATCTCAACGCATTAAAATTTGTGCTGGAAAAAGGCACCATTAAACAAGATCGCACTGGTGTAGGCACTATCAGTTACTTTGGTCTACAACAACGATATGATCTTTCTAAAGGTTTTCCTGCCATTACAACTAAGAAGTTAGCTTGGCGTAGTGTGGTATCCGAATTATTATGGTTCATTGAGGGATCAAGAGACGAACGACGACTCAGAGAGATTCTACACGGCAATAAAGATTCGGAAAAGACTACTATCTGGACTGCAAATGCAGAAGCAGATTACTGGAAAAGTAAGGCTAAATTTAAAGGAGACTTGGGAAGGATTTACGGAGTACAATGGCGTAAATGGGAGTCTCCCAGATGGGGCAGTAATGTCGATCAATTGTCGACTCTAATTGAAAATATCAAACGTGATCCGCACGGACGAAGACATATATTAACAGCATGGAATCCAGGTGAATTAAAAGACATGGCCCTGCCACCGTGCCACGTACTAAGCCAATTTAATGTAACCGATGGCAAGTTGAGTTGCCAAATGTATCAGCGTTCATGTGATATGTTTTTAGGTGTACCTTTCAACATTGCATCCTACTCCCTTCTTACCCACATGATTGCGCAAGTGTGCGAATTAGATGTAGGTGAGTTTGTTCATGTGCTCGGGGACGCTCATATATACAGCAACCATGTAGAGCAGGTAAAAGAACAATTGGAGCGTGAACCATTACCTGCTCCAACTTTGCGACTTAATCATAACATTAAAGATATCGACAAATTTACAATATCCGACATTGAATTAGTCGGGTATAAAAGCCATGCAGCTATTAAGGCTGAAATGGCTGTATGAAAATCTGTGTTCACAGTTTTAGACTAAGTGATGTAGAGGATCCTGAACTGTATGCGGCAGAACCTATCTGGGATTGGCAACAAACAGAAAAGGGGCAATGGGTTATGGAAAACTGTACCGATAAACCAGTATTTTACACTAATCTAAATCCTAAATTTATGGGTTACGAAGTTAAAATCGTAGCTGATTTTACTGAAAAAAATTTAACTTATTTTAAATTGAGGTGGGGATGAAATTTATCGTAACCGGTGGTGCTGGATTTATCGGCCATAATGTTGTTAGTATTTTAGAATCTTGGGGTCATCAATGTTTGGTAATTGATAACTTCACTGATTATGGTTTTATCCCGCATGACGAGCTTTATTACTTGTTGACTGAGCGACATAAAAGAATTCGTTCAGAAATTGTATCCCTAGACCTAATGAACTTTGAGCAGATTAATTTACTAATTGAAAAGCACAGGGATGCAGATGCAATAATTCATTTAGCAAGTTTTCCTAGACAAAAGATTGTAAGTCAAAATCCTGTAGTTGCTGCTAATGTCATGGGGGCAGGATTAGTGAATTTAATTCAGGCAGCAAAAAAACAAAATATTGCTAAATTTGTTTATATCAGTAGTAGCATGGTGTACGGCGACTTTAATAATGATGTAACCGAAGACAGTATTTGTCGCCCTATAGGTCAATATGGTATCATGAAATATATGGGTGAATGGTTAGTTCAAGATGCTACCAGGCAAGGCTATTTCGATCATGTAATAATTAGACCCAGTGCAGTATACGGCGAATATGATGTAGAAGATCGTGTTGTAAGTAAATTCATGTTAGGGGCCATGCGGGGGCAAACACTTAAAGTAAAAGGTGCATCAGAAGTGTTAGACTTCACTTATGTTGAAGATACTGCGACTGGGATCGCATTAGCTGCCACTAAAGACATAGCTAACAATAAAATCTATAATATAACAAGAGCAGACACTAAACTATATACACTGTTAGAAGCAGCAGAAATAGCCGTTAAAATTGCTGGACGCGGGAACATAGAAGTAACAGACAAGGACACAGAATTTCCTAGTAGAGGACGTTTAAGCATAGATAGAGCAATTAAAGACTTAGGCTATTCCCCTAAAACCAATGTGGAACAAGGATTTCAAAAATATCATGACTGGTTTGCAAAAAGCAATTACTGGTCATCTTTATTATGATAAAGTTTTTTGGTCTGGACAGACAGTATCAATCGCTGAAAGAAGAAATATTAGACACCACAGACCAAGTGCTTAAAACTGGTCTGGTGTTAGATGGTCCATATACTAAAAAATTTGAAACTGCAATTGCATTAAGAACACATAGAACTTATGCAATTGCTGTAAATAGTTGCACTCAAGCGTTAATATTTGCACAACAATGCAAAAATAATCAACGAAAAACACTGATTCCTAGCATAAGTTTCATTGCCACATTAAACAGTGTATTAATGACTGGCAATACCCCTGTATTTTGTGACACTGATGACCAAGGTCTAATAGATTTAGAATCTTTAGATATGAATCTTAATGACGCAGGCATAGACACAGTAATGTATGTGAATCTATTTGGCAACGTAGTAGACTACGACAGATTTATTACCCAAACACAATTCTTTAACAAAGACATATTTGTGATAGAAGATGCTGCTCAAAGTTTTGGGGCAAGCTATAAAGGCATTCCTAGTGGCAAATTAGGGACAGTTAGTTGTTTAAGCTTTGATCCTACAAAAAATTTACCCAACTATGGCTCAGGTGGTATGTTGTTGACTGATGATTATCAAATATACGATAAGTTACGCAATCTTAGAGATAACGGTAAGCATAGCCAACACGAATTACTGGGCACTAACAGTAAAATGAGTGAAACTGATTGCGCTAGTATGTTGGTAAAATTAAAATATTTCGATGGTTGGCAAAGACGAAGGAAAGATATTACAGAATACTATACACGCGAACTTAACAATCTAGTAGAAACACCCACAGTAGAAGATAATGTTGACCATGCTTGGCACAAATATGTAATTAAATTTTTTGCAAGAAATGCACTTAAAGAACATTTAGAAAAAAATAATATTGAAACTAAAATTCACTACACTCAACCGTTATTTGATTCTAATTTGGGATTCTCTTATGTTAATTCAGTAAAGCAGTTGTATAGGGAAAGTAGTAAATTTTGTATGAAATGTCTGAGTTTGCCGATTTATCCAGAACTCACAGACATTGAAGTTGAAAAAATAGTAGAAACAATTAAAAGGTTTAATACTTAAAATTTCTTTTTTGTAAGCAAAGTATTTCTTTTTTCATTTACGTTAAACGTCGGGTCTACTTTTTGTTTTTTCATTCCTGGAGGTTGATCTGGATCTAATGGGTCAATATCTGTTGTAGTCAGACCTGTTTTTTCTAAATCTTTTATGTATTTGTGTTCTTGTTCTTCACTACCAAAAGAAAAAATAGTGCTAGGAGGACCTTTTCCAAAATCGTGTTTGCCTAAACCTTTGAGATTACTTATATGTTGTCCTAACTTATACCAATCGTATACATCACTGACATCAACTCTTACTGTTCCTTTAGGCATAGTTGGTTTAAACTCTGGACCAGGCGGAGTTTCGTTTGGATGATAATCTTCATCCTGAATTGTTTTTCTGTTTTCTTTTATAATTTCATTAATACGCATTCAGTATTTAGTTTTAAAGTAAATTTTAAGCCAGTCCCACTCGAAACTAAGTTTCAATTGATCATAATTGCCATGAACAGAATCATAGTACTCTATTGCATCTCTAGCACCTGCTAAACACCATTCTGCATAATTACCTTGTGCAATCGAACACCATTTTTTTAATCTTGACTCTGTTTCTATTGTTGGGGACCCTTGTTGAAAATGTTTTAATTTAAGTACCTCTCGAAAAGCGGTACGCCATGTTGTCCAAGGATCTTGATTAAAATGTGCAGTGCCAGATATAATGGGTACTATTTCGTGTGCTTTACTCAGCGTGAAGTCTAACCCCGATTCTATAGTTTCTAATACTAGCCGTTTATTATAGGCTATCATAGCTTGATGGCCATATACTAAACCGTTAACTGGATTACGGGCATGAAAGATATAATGTTTAGGTTCTTGCCAGTAGTCAGGTTGCCAATCCCAATCAAAATTGGGGTCTACTTCTAGTTTAGCAAATACAGCAAAAAACCAATCTGTATGACTAGACTCAGCGGCAGTTTTATATGCCTGCATTCTACCATTAATATTCATTATACGTTGTACGTTTGTTCCTCGACAGTGATCTAAAAGATGATTATACCAACGATCGGCATCAGGTTCGCCATTGCTTATATACTTTACATCCAGCCCCGGAGATCTGGCAACTACCACATCGTAATTGTTAATGTAAGGATAATCATAAAGTTGGCTATCAAGATAACGCTTGACATCTTTAGGCACTAAACAACTAGAATGGTCTGAAGTAAAAGGCACAATTTGTCTATCTTTTTCTCTCCACAAACATATTTCATCATTGAATAAAGTTGTTGAGGTATTTTTATGATTAATAAACTTTACATAGGGCCATTTAAAATCATGTTTTTTTATGATTTCTACTAAATTATCTCCTGTGTAGTAGATTGTGGGGCAATCGAAAGAAGGAACCCGTTGTTCATCATTATAGTGTATAACATTAAACCAATCTAATAGCTCAAGTTCATACATTTGTTTTCGAAACGACTCAACATGAATATAGAATGTATTACCTCGACGGTTTCTTTCATGGGGGCTCCAGCTAAAGCAATGAATCATTTCAGACTGCCATTGACTAGGATGCCATGTAAAATCAAAAAGTTCATAGTCACAGATACTGGCCGTAACCCAAATGTATTCGGTTGTGGCCATACTGATGATTCTTTTTAACACATCTAAGTGATTATCTACATAACGTATTTTCTTAACATTGCCCCATTTTTCTTGAAGCATAGATAGTTGTGCAGCACTTTCTGGATTCATAAAATCCATATAGTATATAGGTACAGAACTAGTTCTGGTTATCTGTTGATTGTGCCAGTGCCAAGCATGTTCCTTAGTTCCTGTTGGCACTAACAAAGTGCCCCCGTTCTGTTGCCATTGGCTGGGCCATACATGAGTATGATCTGCTTCCCAAGGTACAGGCTTATAACTAAAATCAAATTGACTGTAATCATTATGCCCGTTAATGAACCAAAAGTATTTTGTCCTACTTAGTTGATCCGCCTGTGATAGATTTTCAGCCGGGCTTTCAAAGGCAAACAGTTCGGGCTTAGGACCCGAATAAAAAACATCAAACATCGACTTGTTCTACATCAACATTACATTTTTTTAAAAATTCAATACCATCAACACTGCGGTATTGCTCTCCATAAAATACTCTAGAAATACCTGCTCCGTAAATGCTTTTAGCACACTCCAAACAAGGAGAATGAGTGATAAACATAGTTGCACCAAGACCACCTTCATTACCTCTTGCTAACTTGTCTAGGGCATTTCGCTCAGCATGTAGAACTTCAGGTTTAGTTTCTAAAAATCTTATTTCACCGTTAGGCCATCGTATTTCATCTTCACAATTATTGTCCCATCCAGACGGCATCCCATTGTATCCGATGCTAATAATTCTGTCGTCTTTAACAACGATAGCACCAACATGTAAGCGTCGAGCAGTGCTACATTCAGCAAATGTCTTTGCTGTTTTCATGTATGCATTAATTAATTTTGTTTTCATATTTTTTTAACCAACTTGTTTCAGGCCAATTTGTTCCATTAGGGTTAAAGTTTTCGATTATGTCTTTATATAAAATTAAATCTTTTTGAAAATACCTGTCAAATGCAAAATTTCTATATATATTATTTTTTAAATTTTGTTTCCATGTAAAGTCAAAATGTGTTTTAATTTTTTCATAAATCAACTTTTCTTCATCATTACTGCTATTCTGATATGTTTGATCTAAACCGGATAAAAGTATTTGCCCTGAATGATTTAACAACATTGTAGTTAACTTGACCACCAGATCATTACTATAATAATCTATGGGTATCCAATCAATTTTGTAACAGTATTCCCCCAATGCACTATAATAACTTTCACTGTGAGAATCTACAAATGGAATATCTAACATAACTTCAAAGATTTCCGGATTGTCTAAAATTTTTGGATGATTATGGTAAATGTAATGCGCTAGGCCTCTGTGTCTACGGTCAATGGGATTTCGAATATGAGAAAATACTTTCCCATTCCAATTAATTTGATTTATGGGGATAGATTTCCAACCGTAGTTTTCTATTAAATTTAAATAAAAAAGACTGCTGGCGCACTTATAGGTTCGAATATATGTTATACTACCACAAGTAGCTGCTTGAAGGCCTTTATATTCAGATGTTATTGTTTGCAGAAAGTATGCAACATCGAACATTTTACAGTAAACCTTGTTTTGTCATTTCTTCTCTAATTTTAGTACCACTTATACTTGTAATGCTTTCGTCAAATGTTTCTTGTTCTATTTTGTATCCAACATCTCTGCCGTAGGTAATATTTACTATATTAGGAACAACTTGAATAGTATACTGTCCTTGATAGAAAGGATCAAGATCTCTTTTAATCAAGTTAGTAACTTGTTCAATAGCAAACGGATTACTACCTTGCCAACCTTGACAATCACGTATCATAATACAAACTTGTCCAGTTTTTGCAATAGCACGTTCAAATAGAGCGCGATGTCCTGCATGCCAAGGTTGCCAACGTCCTAGCATTTGAACTGTTTCTTTTTTCCAATCAAAAATAGGTCTACGTTTATTTTGTAAAATATGTTGCCCTACAAACGGTACCCATTTTTCTGCGTTTTGTTCGTTAATTCTGAAATCATATATTTCAGGGGCCACAAAAGCTTTGTTTGTATCTTCGTATCTCCCTTGATCAATTGTATCTATCCAAATCGTCCAATCGGCTTTGAAATTATGTCTCATTTCTGGTAAGGGGGCCACAAAGTCACAAATTACAAAATCGCCTGAACATTCCAATGCAAACTGAAACATTCGTAAACTTTGTCTAATTCTACCTTCCTTAGTGAAATCCCAATCATTAAATTTCTTACGTATTTCATCTGCGTTAAACCAATTAACCTTTGCCTTCCATGCTTTAGGTAAATTTTCTAAATGTAGCATGTGTACTAAAGGCATATGAGAAATATCAGAATAGTTTTCTAAATAGTATTTTAATCTTTCAGCAAAATAAGTTTTTCCTGCACCAGGCAAACCCATTATCAAAATTCTTTTTGCATGTTGGTTCATTTGTACTCCTTAAATGGTTGAGTATATAGTTTAGGATAAAACTTTTAAACTATATAATTTTTCGAATCTATCTGCATCTAACCTATCATTGACCATAGGTTCACCCCGAATATTAAGACTTGTATTTAATAACATAGGACACCCTGTCAAAACAAACCACTTTTCCAATAGTTCTCGTAAGCCGGACCCGTCTTTGGGTACTGTTTGCACTCTGCTAGTATCGTCGATATGTACTATCGCAGGATATAAATCCGGCATTTTACATTTTGCTACAAATTGCATATAAGGACTGTTGGATGTTGGCATATCAAAATAATCTGAGGCTAACTCCTCTAATATAACAGGCGCAAAAGGTCTAAACTGCTGTCTTTGTTTAATATTGTTCACTTGCATTTTGATATCTGTACCTCTGGGATCTGCTAACAAACTGCGATTACCTAATGCTCTTGGGCCAAATTCAGCTCGACCATTTGCTACTCCTGCAATTTTATTTGTTAATAACTCATCCAATAAATTGGAAACAGGATAAACTCCAGGTATGTTATGTCCCAAAAAAGCATTCTTCCAATTTAATTTTTTACCATATGCCAATGCAGCAGCACCTAAACTACTGCCTGCATCCCCGGGATTAGGCATTATCCAAACATCATTAAAATAATTAAACAGATTTGAATTAACAACACAGTTTAATGCAACTCCTCCCATGTATACTAAATTTTCAGACCAATTAAAATTTCTGGCCCTACGCATTACATTGCAAACCAAATTTTCTATTAGTTGTTGAGCAGCTCCTGCAATATCCCAAACATGCCAATCGTTCAATTGCTCAGTCTGATGCCCTATGTGAAAATTTTGTTTGAAATCTAAATCCCATTCATTTTCTATGAATAAATTTTTAAAACTATTCAAACGATCTGTATTGCGGTTACCATAAGCACTCATGCCCATTAAGATGTATTCTTCATCTAAAGGTTTTAGACCCACTTGTTGTGTCATTGCGCTGTAAAATAATCCTATACTCTGAGGATATCGTTTAGACCATAATTTTTTATATACAGCACGATCATTAACATATTCTGCTGCCCATATACTAACTGTGTCCCATTCACCAATAGCATCGATTACTACTACAGTGGCATGATCAAAATTACTGGTTTGAAAACCTGCTGCGGCATGACTAAGATGATGCGAATAAGATTTTATACTTTTAGGAAGGACAATTTGATCTTTTAATTGTGCTTTTAGAATTTGTCGAACTGTTAATTTATCCCATTCGATTTTTTGTCCAGAATAAAAGTGTCTAGTTTGTTTTAACACTGGATTTTCGTAATAGGCTATTGTATTAAATGGATAATAGGCTAAACAATCATTTATTATTCCATCACTTAGATTAGAGTCATGTTTAATTTTACTGTATCGTTCACTATGACCTGCAAAAAGAATTTCGCCGTGACAGTCAATGACCGACATGGCTGCGTCATGAAATCCGGCTGAAATTCCTAAAATATTCATTTGTAAATAAAAGGATCACGCTTTCTCAGTTCCTTTAATTTTTTTCTGTAACTGATTTCTAGTTTAATTCTAAAATAAAGTTTTCTTAGCCAGCTCATTTAAGATCCCGATTTATTGTTGTATTTACTACTGTAATCATATCCAGGTTTAAGTCTGTTGATCTGTTGTTGATAATAATCTTTGTCCGTCCAACTGTAATCATAAACTGATTGTGCTTGTCCTGCTTGAATTTTATAAATGTCTAAATGATCCGACAATTTTTGCCAGATTGTTTCTACATTTACTGTTCCAAAACTTTTTTCTAAATCTACTTGCCCTACAGGATGATAACCAAAATTATACATCGTATTATCTAAGTCAAAACCATTACGTTGTAACCAAGGTCTGAACTTACGCATTTCGTCTGTATACCAAGGATGAAGTCCGTTATAACATACATCACGTGCCCATTCAATGTCAAATTCTCCACTGTAATATTTAAGATGTGTAATTGCTTCGCAAACTACTTGATCGATATCTGCCCCGTTTTCATCTCGAAAAACTTCATATAATGTTTTACCAATTTGGCTCCAATGAAGATATACCTCACCTAATTTTCTGTCATAATTAGATTCGTCAAATGATTGTTTTAAATTTTCGGGGTATTCATATCTAGTGGCATTTAGAAAAGTTGTAATCTGACTGGGTCTTATCCATTCAGGTGCTGTAACTTTTTTTCTTTGACTTAATATCAAGCTTTCAGCTTCGTGGCATAGATTGTTTAGTTGTCTTATTGCAAATTTAGTTTCATAATTTGCTTGAGCATAATAACTGCTTAACTTCCAAACTGTGCCTTGAAGATTTTCAAAATGATTATGAAGTTTGTTTAATAAATCTTGGTTGGGCTTTAAAGTTTGTGGATCTCTGAGATTGTTTATTTCAAATTCTTCAACAATTTGATATTCGTCTCGGAAATAAGAATTGATAACAGATTTGGCCCACGATAACTCTTTACAGATATATTCTAAAGAACGGTGGCTGTCTGGAAATCCTAAAAAACAAAAATTTTTTTCTAAATACCGTGTTTGATTTAAAAGCTCTTGAAGAGCCGCATACCACAATTTTGCTATTGGTGTATCATATACTTTTATATAGTAAACAAGAAAATCATCTTTTCTTAAAGGGTTTCTTAATGTAACTTCAACATTCAATTTGATTCCACCAATTTAAAATTTCAGGTCGTCGACTAATAATTTCCTCAAAAGTTATAGATTGAGTTCTAATAGTTTCAAGTTGTAATATTCTTCGTTTGCCCTTTTTTAATCCCGATTCATAATCATCTGGCCATTGTTCTTGAAAAGTAGGTCTAGTTTTTAGCTGGACAAGCATGTCCCTCAGAGTCGTATTTGTCAAGATAGTATTATTTAATTGTTCATCTATCCAAGAATGTAAAAGTTCTTTGGGTAGTGTCAAGGGAGACATGACTATGTCCGGGCTAAAACTAAAAATTACTTTGGCTAGAATGTCTACCTTTTCTTGTTGTCCAAGTTGCTGAATATTAGTAATTTCGAACATTCCGGGCAAAGTGAGCGTAAAGTCAATTCGCATTTGACGTCTGTGACGTTGGATTCTAGTTCCTTGACGGAAGTTTTCAAGCCACGAATCGTAATTGAGACCTGTTCTAATATATTCTCCAATCGATCCTGTTCCGTCCAAACTTGCACATATTTGCCAATCACGTAACCCAGTAAGAATATCATCATAAAGATCAACACCTTTATAACGAACTCTGCTGAGATTTGTATTATATCTTGCGTAAACATTTGGACCATCCCCTAATTCAATTATTCGCTGCATATACCGCCAGTGCTGCTCATACATCAAAGGCTCACCGCCCACCCAATAAACTTCCTCCACTCGGTGTTCTTCTACTGCCTGAGCGAATTCTTGTTCAATTTGAGTTGTTTGAAATGATTCGATTTGCTGTTTTATCTCGGGAATCATCCATGAATTTTTTGGATCTGCCCAATTTATCATGTTGTGTTGTCTTTGCTCACTTTCCCATGAACTACTGAGCATATCGCCGCACATCCGGCATTTAAAATTACATAAATTGCTAAATCTGTAATCCCAGCTCACAGGTTTCATATCTGTGTAGCCGTCAAGGCGTGTTTTTTCCATCGCCTCATTATACTTATGCCCGAATAAACTATTAAAATAACTACGGTAAACAGATGTATTCAAAAGTTTATCGTTACATACCTCGCACTCTGGCAGAGTTTCTCCCCGCATCATCCGTTGTCGAACAGAACGCATATGTTCACCATTCCAGTGTTGGTCCAAAGTAATTGGTATATATTTTCCTGTACCATTACTAGTATCGATATATTGTTTAAAGTTTTGTGCAGGTTCACGGCTGGCACAGCACATTCTGCGTTCAGTTTGTGGACTTAAATACGTATGAGTCCACGGAGCCATACATAAAGTGTCGGGTTTATTCATAAAAATTAGAAATTAAAAATTTCGAAATTTGCTGATGCTCTTGTTTGTTAGGATGTCTCCCTTGCAATAACCATCGCCCAGTAATTTTAGTCAAATTATCAATTTCTTCTGTCACAGTAAATTCTTTAAGATCGATATTTTTACTGACACATAATTTTTGTATCAGTAACCTATAATTTTTAAATTTATTTTCTAAATTGTCAGTTAATAATTTGACCCTCAGAGTATTATAGTAGTTATAAACATCATTTAATTTCTCTTTCACATTGGACGTAATTTTAGCAAGTCTATGATTTTTAATAAATGGCATTTCGTCGATATTATTATCTGTAAAAGCACCATAATTAAAATTAAATGTCCACGTCATGTTATTATTTTCCCATGCTTCTCTATGCAAAGATGTCCATCCGATTATACAATCAGTATAATCGTTTGTAGTTAGTGCATTGACGATTCGATGAAAAATCATTTCATTACTTGCCCCAGGATAGGCTATATTTACATAATCAGCTTGAAGATGATCTGCAATAAATTTTCCATAACTGTTTTGAATGTTCTCTTGACTAAACCAATGATGAACTGTTTCTAATCCATGAGTTATACTACAGCCAGCTACTAATAATTTTCTTTTCATATTATTCATATCCCATTGTTTTTGCTATCTCTGGATGAGTATCCATAAAATTTTGATTGCGATACTCATCAGTCTGTTTCATTCGTCTTAGAAATTCCTTACCATCGCTACCCGACCCGATTTCAATAAATGTAATTAAATTATCAATTTCTTTTTGATATCTGGTAGATTTCCAAAAAGTATTTTTTAACTTATTCAACACTAATTCCTTTGCGTCAAGCGTCATATACTGAACGCTCATATGATTAGGACTATGCAACATATTGAAATGAACACTGCCGAACGGTTTAGTACTAGCCCACTCTAATAGTTCATCCAGATAATATACGTTTTGAATATTGATAGTAAAACATAGTTGAGTAGTAATGTTAGGACAATCTATGTCTTTTGTAAAGTGCACCATGTCTATAATTTCATTGGCTCGATCCCATTTAGCTCCATAACGTTCATATTCAAATCTATCTGCTACATTATCAATGCTGAACGCTATATCTACACGACCAAATTGTTGCCAAACCATGGACCTCTCACCAAGTGGTTGAGTTGCATTAGTATTATAATGAATATCAATATTACGACTGTGCCCAGCTTCGGCAGCGTATTTTAGTAATTCCCAATGTTCTTCTATTAGCCATGGCTCACCGCCAGTAAATTCAAGATACTTAATGTTAGGTAACAAGGTTTTCAAATTGTCCCAAAATGCAGGACTTTCTTCAGGCCATTTTCCGTTCTTTAACCAAGTGTATGCTATGTGTTTTTTCTTATCTGCGTCCTTAGGCAAATAATCCATTTCTTCTGCAGCCCACTTACTGCTAGACCAGCTACCACATATACGGCATTTAAGATTACATATATTTCCTAACTTTAAATCTAAGAACCACAATTGATCGGGCCGATCATTGCTCCAATCAACATTAGCATATAATTCTTTTAATCGTATACGACTGTTAATACGTTTACTAGTTCTGCCGGCAGCTTCTTCATTCCAACACAATTTACATGTAGAAGGTTTTTCTCCTGCCCGAAACTGCTGTCTGAGTTGCTGCATATATTTGCTTTTATATGCATCCTCCAGAGTTGAAGTTCTAAGATCTAATTTTATACCTTGTTCATCAGTAATTTCTTCCCTAGCCAAACAACAAGGTCGCATTGTGCCCATTGGACTAGTTTCTATACTAATCCAGGGCAATAAACAAATAGTAGCCGGTAATTGTTTCATAATGATTTAAACGGTTTCAGCTCAGAAAAAACTTCCCAAAAATTTTCCCCTCTGGCTTTATCTAAAGCATAAAGTTCAACTTTGAACTTGGACCAATCTCTGGATTTATCATTATTAGATTTTATTAAATTAATAATACTTTCAAATCCTGTTGTTGCTCTTTTTAAATTGTCTTGTGGTCTAAGCCATTCTAAATGATTTTCATAAGCAGGTATTAATATTTCGTCTTTAATAGATTGTGGAAATATGTCTACTCTATACCAGTCTGGTCCTAACAGAGGATTTACATTAAAATCTTTTGGTTTGACATATCCTAAGTCAACCCACTCTTTATGGAAATCTAATACATGTAAAACATTCATTGCACTAATGGTTGCAGCAATATAAAAATCAACATGTGGCACTTCTTTCATCATACGTTTTCTATTCTGTACAGTCTGTGCCCAGTCTGTGCCTTTACGTAGTAATTCTGCTCTTGCACCACTGGCATCCAAACTTGCCCCAACACTGACATTTTTAAAATGTTTCCAATACTCGAATACATGTTTATCTTTGAAAGACAATTCGCTAAAATTAGTATTGTAATGAATACGAACATCTGTTTTGCCTAAATCTATTAATCTTTCTAGTAAGTAGTAGTGCTCCTTCATAATCAAAGGTTCACCACCAGCAAAATAAATTTGCTCTAAATAAGGTATATGGGGTTCCATTTGATCCATCATGTTTTCTTCATTGCCTGTTGTATATTCTATCCTGGCCATTGGGCGACCTAACACGTCAGGAGCTTTTTTATACAATTTTACATGATCGTTATACCAATTGCTGCTAAAGATTGGTCCGCAAGTTCTGCATCTAAAATTGCAAAGATTACTGAATCTTACATCCCAATACTTAAGTTGGAAAGTTTCATACTCACCATCTGCAGATGTCTTATCTACTTCATTGATGTAATGTCCATAATTTCTATTAGAGTCATTGCGCATACTAAAAAATCCGTTAGACTCTTGTTCATAACATTTAGTGCATTGTTTACTAGGTTTTTCTTCTAACATATTTTTTCGGACTTGACGATACCCTTCTTGGTTCCATACTTCTTTCATTGTATTTTTTCTAAGATCGCCAACTGGGTGCCAGTAATCACCTAAACAACATGGATAGACCCGTCCATCGGGGTAGGCATGCATATGTACCCACGGTAACATACAAAAATAATCGCTGCCCACAAGTTTAAATTTTTGTTCTTCTGTTAAACTTTCAAAATCAATGAAATATGGAATTTTTGATTTATAGTCATATCCTTTTTTATAAAAACTTACAATTTTATTTTCTTCGCTCATAACGTGTTATACCATTTCATTAAATTAGGGAAAGCCACTTCAAAGTTTTTTCCGCGGCGTATATCATACTGTTGATAAAATTTCTTAAAATCATGTCTCAATGATTTCAAATCAAACGCTTCACTGTGAGGAGTTTTTACTATGTCAAGATAATCTATTAATCGTGTTACATGAGCTAGTTCATGGCCATGCAAGTAATTATTGCCTTTATGTTTGTCTAACCATGTTGTCAAGTTGTTTTTATAATCTGTCCTTAAATTATCTGGCAATACTAATGGACTTTGGAAGCTAGGAAATCTTAAAATATTCAAAGTAAAATTGGGAAAATCTCTGCCATATTGTTTTTTAAAATCTACTAACAAATCTAAAAATTTAGGCAAGCTATCTAAACATAAAGCGTTCACAGTACACATAACATGCAAACCTCGTAGTTTTTTACTAGAAGACAATCTACGAACATTGTTTAACCATGCATCCCAATTTAAACCATCCCTAATATATTCAGCGTGAACACCAAAGCTTTCATTACTGGTGTATAGATCAAATTCTAACCCATCAACTGCAGTCAACAATCTGTCTATGTCAGTTTCAGGCCCTAAGTTACTGTTAATAGCCAATCTGGTTTGACTTTTTCCTCGATTTTGTTTAAACCAATCTAATAACTTCCAAGTCGAACCGCTCATTAATGGTTCTCCTCCTGTTATTCTTAATTCTTTAAGAGTACGGTGTAAGTCTGAATCCCACCAGTTAAAAAATGCTTCTACATAAGGATTTACTTCACCTAGTTTATAAAGTTGACTACTATCATGTGTATGAGTAAAATGATTTCTACCGTCACTAATCAAATTTTGATAAGCACCATTCTTTTTAATATCATTAACCCACGTGGTGCTAAACGCAGGATTGCAATAACTACATGCAAATTGACAAGTTCTGTCAAATGCAATTTCCAAAGTTTGTAAATCCACATCTTGATCGCTTGGGGTTCGAAAGGCAATGTCTAAATCCGCTTCTGTGTAAATTTTTGTTTTATAAACTCTATCACTTATAGAGTCTCTACCAATATCCTCAATCTTCCAACAATATTCGCAGCCCGAAGGACGTTGTCCTTGTTGCATCTGTTGTCTTTCTGTCTTTTTCTTAATGGTGTTGTGTAAAGCTTTGGGATTTTTTAAAACATCATTGATATCAACCTTATGAGGTAATGGATGATGACAACTTGTAGTCATGCCGCTACCTAACCAAATGGTAGCGTTATACCATTTGGCCGCACAAAAAGATTCTGACTTTATATCTATCACTCTTTTTTTATATTCTAAATCTGTTTCATATTTCATATGCATAAAAGTTCTTTAATGTTGTTTGGCAAAGCAGAGGACCTTCTATGGTCCCATTCATCAATAAAATATTTAAACTGTTTATGATACCCAACATTATATTGTTCCGACTGTAATGCAGAACACAACGACTCTAATCCAAATGTATAATCTTTATTTTGAATTTGACCAATAAATTCAATTATAGGCTTTCTCACTTCAGGAGACAACACAGCAAACGTTTGTATTTTTGGATACAAACAATTACTGATAGTTAATGCTATAACGCAATCACGCATTTCATTTCTAAGATCAGTTATATAATTATAAAAATTTTCAAAATCTAATACTGTTACGGCCGTCATTAAACTTGATATAGAAATTTTTTTTAACTTAGAATTTTTTAAATAATATTTCAAATTTTGAAAAAATTTTTCAAAATTTAATCCGTGTCTCACATATTCTGCAATAGTCTTGGTTGCATCAATACTTACATTAAGACTTATTAGAAATTTATCTTCGTATGACAGCAATCTATCAATAGTACGGAAGTCTACCATAAAATTGCTTGTAAGTCGAACTTCTTTGACTTTTGCATTATCTAATATTTGCCATAAACTTTTGTATAAAAAAGGTTCTCCGCCGATTACAGTTAATATTTCAGGACTTTCTTTTGCCAATAAATTAAAATTAGTTTCTCTATTAGATTTATTTTTTTCAAGAATTTCGTAATTGTATCTATCTGTAAAAATTGGATACATTTTATTACGAATATCCTTTTCCCATTCACTACTAAATTTAGGATTACAATATTGACATTGTAAATTACAAGTATTACCTAAATTTATTTCTAAGTTCTTAATAGATTTATTTAAATTTTGATATTCCGAATACGACTCAAAATTAAAATCCTTCAGGTGCTCCATTCTCAGACTGAATTCATTGTTGTTTTCTACCTCCCAACAATACTTGCAAGAATCATCTTGTATATTGTTTAAAAGATTGAATTTTTGGTTATCTAAAACAGTCTTATAATCTTTTTCAAACAGTAAAGGTACTGCTTTACAACAACTATAGGCAAAATTGTAGGTACTATTTATAACTAATTCATCCCATTTAGCTGGACAAAAAGTTTTAGATATATTACTTTGATCGGGCATGATGTGCACATTCTAAATAATACTCTCTCATTTCCGGAAAAGTGACTACAAAATTTGTTTTTCTTCTAGTGTCATGTTCTTTAAAAAATTTGTAAAAATTTGCTTTTTGTTGATTAACATAAGTGGGATCTAATTTCTGCCCTTCTTTCATGTAATCAATGACCCGTTGAAGACGCTGCAGTTCGTAATCCTTAAATCCTTTAAAAGGACGATTGCTAGTTTCTAATTTAGTCAACATAAAACTCCAAACTAGTTCAAGTTGATCAATATAGCTTTCGGGTAGTAGTTGTATATTTTGCCATTCTGGCTTTCGTAAAATCGGAGTGTCAAACCAGACACGTTGATAAGTTTTGCTATATATTTCTCTAAGACCATGGATATTAGTTATTAAGTCGCCTACACTGGTAACGTTAAGATTGTTCATGGTTATAATAAAAGTCAAACTGCTTCGATTAGGAACTTCATTAAGAAATCGATTTACATTATTCCACAATCTTTCGAAATTTAAGCCAAAACGAATATATTCAGCACGATCAAACACACTGTCTAAACTAACATACTGCATAAAATGTTCAATTTTTTTGTCGTCGTTGTCGCACAGTCTTTTGCAATAATCCAAATATTTTTCAAAAAGTTTAGGCTCTACACTGAAATTACTGGTAACGTTTAAGTGTAATTTATGACTAGGATTAGCTAACACATAATCGAAAACTCGATACGTATTTGGATCCAATAAAGGTTCACCTCCGGTCATTCTAAAATGTTCTAACTCAGGATATAATTCAGGCCACCAACGCCAAAACGCTTCTACATAAGGGTTATACTCACGGGCAGGAATAGGACGACGATTGCCAGTAAAATGCTCTGGAGCATTATGAGGTACTAAGGTCGGATATGCACCATATCTAGACACTTCATCTGCCCAAGAACTACTAAACTGAGGGCTGCAATAACTACATTTAAGATTACAAGCATGATTAAAATTAACTTCCACATAACTGGGCAAGACATCTTCATCTCCAGTACTGTTTTTAATAGTATCGAAATCTTTAGCTGCCCATGGTTCCCCGCTGCGATAATGTCTGTCGCTTAAGTTGCCTAAATCTTCCTGAGTCCAACAATAACTACACTCGGCAGGTCGTTGTTGCTGCAGCATGATTTTACGCTGCTCTTTTTTGTAAGGTGTGTTGTGTAATGCACTGGGATTATCCTGCAATAGATCTGCGGGCACAGAATGTAAAGGAGGGTGATAACAACTGTTGTTTAACCCGGTAGGTAAGTGAAAACTAACTTGCTTCCATTTAGCAAGACACAATGAATTGCCTAATTTTTGTTTAGCATCTTCTGCAGAACTTAAAAATACACTTTTACTCATAAGGTTAGATTGTAATTAGATTTGAGGCAATTTGAAATTTGCTAATAACTTTTCTATTTCTTCTGCATTTGAAAAAATATCATATAGTGTGATATTGGCATAATCATTTGGAGACCATTTTGTTACGCAATTTTCCGATGTTAAATACTTTAATTCATCGTAATCAATAACTTCATCGCATTTAACAAAATAAGTGATCAATTGTTCAGATATCCAAGACTTAATTTTGTTGATATCATAATAAATTTTCTCAGTCTGACTGCTCATATAATTTAAATAGTCGCTGCTGGATGCTGAATTATGCTTGAACTTAAATGTTTCGTTTTGTTCAAAATTTTTCATCCAAAAGTACCAACTAATAAAATGATTTACTTTATTGGTTCTTGTAAGTTTTATCACATGCCAATCTGCAATCATCCAAGGATGTGCGACTAAATCAAATTTGGGATCTGTTGCATTAAGTATTGCTATTTGATATACATTTGCTATTTTACTGTGAATAACACGAAAATCTATGTCAGCTACTAACTCACCAACGAATCCACTTTTAGCAAAATCTACTTTTTCATTTATAAGACTGCTTAAAAAATGTGTGCCAGATCTGTAATAACTTACAATCAAAGTTCCTTTTTTATTTTTATCAAATAGTTTCATAGTTTGTTTTCTAGGATTTTCCTAATATCATTTTCAGTTACAGTTAATCCTACATTCACATGTGATGACTTATAATGATGTTTAAAAAATTTACTTTGTTCTGCATTTAATTCTACAATCGGCAAACTTAATCTTAGTTTCAACTGCTCTGTTAATTCATTAGGCGGACAATGTTGAAAATTCTCCCAAAGTTTTTTCAACTTATCAAAATCTTGTACTTCGGTATAATTCCAGTCAGTAAACATAGTCAGATATGTACCTAATCTGGCACCGTAAATGGCCCACTCACCGTTTTCTATATCCCTTCCCACTGATTGCCATATACACAAATGATCATAATTCCTTTGATAGACACGTTGTTCAAACTCTGTTAAAGAAGGACGTTTTCCTCTGTCTAAACACATCTTAACGCCTTCTCTAAACCCAGCACGCCAAGCTTGAAAAGGAGTTGCATTAGGATAAGTTGTGCTATAACAGTCATGCATGGCCCAATATTTAGGATCAAAACAAAACTCAACTTGTGTTTCATCTCTGCCATCTGTTGCTTCATGAGTTCTCATATTGCGTACAAACTCTTTGGTCCAGCAACTTATTCCCCCATTACCATACATCAGACCATTGATAATATTTCTAGCTTTCCATCTAAACACACAATCCTTATTTTGTTCATTTAATTCTAATCTTAAATTAAAAAAATCTGGATCTGGCAGATTGTCCCCGTCAATAAGAATAAAACGATCTGTGTCACTGGCTTGCCCAGCTGCTTTGTGTGCAGCATCACTGCCCTTGATTCCGTCGACACGTTTAGCCCAAGGAACTAAATTTTGAATTTTAATCCAAAATTCTTCCCGTTTAGGTTCGTCGTAAGTTAAAAAAATACAGTCTAAGTCAGCTACGTCGATTACTTCTGTAGTCATAGTGTTCTATGTTCTCGTATTCATCTTCTGTGGTTAATGGTAGGCTGGCATTATTTTTGACCACTGCAACACCTTTTTCACTTCTTATCAATCCAGGACGTACAAATCCCATATGTTGTGGAATAGGTTCAGGCTTACCATTTTCAATTCTATATCTGACATAATTTTTATGTATAGACTCATCTACGACTACAAAATTTCCGTCTTCAATAGGATCAGATTTTTGATTAGTTGTTCTATAAATTATGCCTTCTTCATTATAATACAGTCTATATTCATATTCAATCTTTTTGGGCGGATCTAATAAATCAAATGCTTTAATAAGTTCTAGTAAGGCAGGATCTTCTATATTGTTGTTCATAATGTTCTAACCTTTCATCAGTTATAAAACTCTTTTCATAATAGTGAATCGGATCATATTGATTCAAGTTATGTATACGTATCATGTTTTCATCTTGTTCTACTGTAGTCATTTGTTGCCAGTCACCCATGTCTGACCAATTTTGTATAGCTGACTTCATATGAACAAAATTGATAAATTGCAGACTAGGCAGTGTGCAGTTTTCCACTCCCAGTGTTTTTGCTGTAATTGCATAAAGTACATCAGTGCTAGGCACATTTTCTCTACAATTTTTTAAAATATTATTTTTCAAATAATCCCAATTATCTAATATTTGTTTTGCTGTATGAAAAAATTGATTGGCAAACTGACTAAATCTAAAATACATTAAACCATTGTACACATCCGGTAACTCATTATCATCAAAAAATTTTCTATATGTTCTTTTATCGGATAATTGTTGTCTATAATTTTTACAACCCGTACTTAAAACAACATCTTTAAGTCTGAATGCAGTTAACCAATGGTCTATAGGTCTGGTCACTAACAAATCAGATTCTAATTTAATGGTTTCTTTAAAAGGAGTTAATGTAAATGCTTGACATTCGTTAGCAAATTTCCATTCCGAATTTTCATGGTTATAATCGTGTTCTAACTCTATTATGTAGTCAAACACTTCATGACATGAAGGTGTTAAACAAGCCGCAGTGGGTTTATCTACGATTACTGCATATTTCATTTGTCTATGAATAGATTTGAAATTACAGGCTTGTGCATATGCTAATCTCAAATAATCTGTGCTGCTGTTGTTTTGTGCAAACGTTAAAAAACCAACACCACTTTTATTCATTGCAAACCTTGTCTACAAAGTTTATAAATTGTTCGGACAACAAATAATCTTTATCCATAATGTGTAAATCTTGTTTTGCTGTCACAATTGCGTTAGCATAATTTTTAATTACTAGTAAAGAATTTTCTATATTCAAAGATTTCACATCTTCCTTGATAGTTAACATAGGCCACGGTATACTTGTATGTTGATCTAACGCATATCCGTTTAAAATAATGTTAGCTATACTAAAAGAATGATCATTTCGATAGTTACTATCCCTCATTGAATAAAGAACTTTAAAGTAATTATAATTTTGTTGAATTCGTTTTACTAGGTCGAAGAATAATCTTGTCCGAACAGTTTTTCTGAAAAGAACGACTGTGGCCCATATCAAAGGCAAACTGGAAGGGCCCATTTCTTCATTACTGATGCCTTGTGGGGTTTGCATTTGATACATTAATTTATAATCAAATTGTTGATGAAACAGTTTTAAAAGTGAGCTGTCTAAAACTAGATAATCTGTGTCTAATAATAGTGTTTCGTCATAGGGGCTCAAATCCAGCACACTACATCTATCAAAATTACGCCATTCTACTAAATTATTTTTCTTATCTAATCTATAATTTCCCGATTTAGAACTCACCCTAATGATATTGTCATATTCATACAAAGGCGTAGCATCGTTATCTGTTATTAATGTAATAGGAAGTTTGAGATGTTTACTTATTAGTCTACTACTCAAATCTGCTATTTTAACATAATCAACTGTACTACTGTTAAACGCAAAAAGAACAACCCCTTTAGACTTTTCTAATTCGTTTGATTCTGTCATATTGATCATGCCAAAGATTCATTTGTGCTTGGTAGTGGCGAATAGCTAAGGATAGAAATTCTTTTCTATTAATTTGAATAGGATTTTGATATGTGTCTTCTAAAAATAAATCATCGTTGGGCCAAACTGACACAAATGAAATCAACTCAGGCGTAATTTTGAACAATCCATTATTATAAGGCAAATGTAAATCTGCTTGGATTTTTTCTCTAAGTAATCGTTTGTTGATTTGAAAATCGGTGGATTTTTTGATTTGATCCACAATTTCGGACATACTAGAATTCATACTAAAGGTACCTATTGTATATTACTATGTACCTTCTTTTAACTTGTGTTAAAAGTTTTATGCTATTGTGGCAGTGCCCCACGTATTAGACAAATACGAAGTTGACGGATATGTTACCGTAATAGTATAGTTTACAGTTACATTCATTGGATCACTGGTAGGACTAGGACCAGTTCCTGTGCTACCACTTACAGTCTGAAAATAAAGTGTAATCACGTTACCATTTCCAGCATTGGATCCTGCAGTACCATTTGTTAATATTTGATAAAGAACTGAATCCCCAGTATAAGGATAGGTCTGTCCAGCGATGGAAACAAACGTAGTATATCCTGTAGTTAAATTATAAAATCCAGAAGCAGTTACGTCAGTTACTGCTGCACCCCCTGTACCCGTTCTGGCTGCTGCATTTGTTGCACGTATCGTTTTAGCATTAAAATTAGTGTTTGCTAGTGTCACAATGCTACCAGATCTGACAGTACCGTCATTATTTGTAACAGATGTAACGTCAAATGTTATTGTCCCGCCAGCATTCCAAAAATATCTACATTGATCTACACTAGCAAATGTTACTGTACGTGTGGCGGATCCTGTTGATGATGCGCCGCCTGCTGCACTTTGACTGTAGCTACTACTAAATGTTGTTGTAGTACCTGTACCAGTGGTATTTACTCGATTAGTGAAAATGTCATTGATGTATCCAGACAATGTTGAAATAAATCGTATATTGTCTCCAGTTACCGGGGCAGTTAATCCAGTTCCAGCAGTACTAATACAATGTCTATATGCACTGTTCAAATTATTAATTAAGGTTGCCCATTGTGGTCCGGTGACCACACCTCCTGTGCTTACTTGACTAATTGCAGTTTGTCCCCATCCGCGATTATTGGTACCTGTGCTCCATACTCGATTTATAGTTCCAGATACGTCAGTTGGATTCCCGCCAACTAAACCATTGTAATCGGCTGCTTGAATTAGTCCACCTAGTGCATATGTCATCGTGCTTTCCTATACATTAACTATTAAACTTAACAATAGCTAAAACTGTTCCAATATCGTCAGTTTGTTTAGATTCTAATGCTCGGCCGATTACATTAAACGCGGTTAGTTCATGTTTTTTACCTGCTCTGGCCATTCCGTTACCTGCACTTACCAATCTGTCGCCTTTATTAATTTTCCCGATAACTTTAACCGGGACTCTACCACTGATAGCAACAGGTGGATGAGTTTCATTGGTTCCAGCCATACCATTCATTAAGTAACCAGCATTGGTACTTACTACTCCAAATACATTTTCACTTAGTTCTTCGTTTTCTAAAGTAACCTCTTCAACACCACCAATTGTTAAAACTGTACCCGGATCATAGTATGAATCTGCAACAAATCTTTCAGCTAAGTCACCGTAAAGTGCAGTGATAGCACTACCAATTAGATAGTCACCTCTCACATTACCCACACATCTAATATTTCCTTGAACACTCATACCACCGCTGATTCTGACTGCACCTGATGTATTACTGGTTGCATTTTCTGTACCTGTAACAAATAAGTACCCAGCAGTGCTGATATTACCAGTACTTATTACTCGTCCCAATACTGTAATGTTGCCATTTGCCTGTATACTGTTTGAAGTAAATAAGTTTCCTGTTAGACCTATACCACCTTGAACTCTTAAAGCACCCGAACTATTACTGGTTGCATCACTGCCTTGAGTAGTCTGAATAAAACCCGAAGTAATAAACGCTCCCGAAGTGCTTAAGTTAGCAATTGTAGTTGATCCATATTCGCCGTTAATTGTGATTGCTGCAAAAGGCGTCCCACCAACGTTGGCAGAAATAGTAGTGTTGGCATTTAATACACTATTATAAAGCGTAGTTAAAGAACCGCTTTGACTTATAACAAAGTTATTTGCACTACCAATTTTAATTCCGCTTGGAGTAGATATTCTAATAACATCATTGAATACTGTTTCTTCGTCTGTTCTTGCATAATTTGCTGCGGCAACTGAACCCAAAGCAGATGCGTCTGTTGCTGTACCGACAAATTTAATATTTCCAACTGTGCTTAAATTATACCCAGGCTTTACAGTTGTAAATCCAGTAATTACACTTTGTGGGGTGTATTCACTGTCTTTGCTTAAAATGCTTATCAATGTATCCTGCACATAAACGTTTACAGCCACATGATTATTAGTATCGCTGTCAACAATAGTACCAACAATAAATCCGCTTTGGCCTACATTACTAGTAAACGCTGGCCCAATTAACACCCAACTTGCACCATTATATACTTTTAATTGCTGTTCTCCGGTATCCCACCAAGCATTTCCGACTACTGGCGAAGATGGTTGCACTGTATTAGCAGTAATACTACCTAAAGTTCTCCAATCAGTGCCAGTTCTTACTTTTAAATTTCCACCCAAACCTGAACTGTCCCACCATAATTGACCTTCTAAAGGAGTAGTAGGTGCAGTATCATTACTGAAATTTTCTAGCAGGTGTACTAAATCAGTGTTAAGAAAAGCACCGTAACCTGCATAATTTTTACCAACTAACGTTAATGGAGTAGAAGTACTGTTAACTGTACCATCTGCAATTGTAGTTAATAAATTACCGCTTGTTAAATTAATCGTATAGGCCATTTGCTCGTTTATCCAAGTTTTTAATATTTATCCTATAAAATTACAAGTTTGTACTTAGGTTAGTCAAACTTTGAATTCTAATTGTATAATCGATTTGAATTAATCTATTCAATGATTTTTGTACTGGGTGAAAAATTACATGTGTAAGCAATCTACCACTTTCATTAATTAACCCTAGTTCGTCAAAAACATATGTTCCACTCATCGTTGCACTATTATCAAATGCTTGCTGTCCCGAAGGTTCGGTGTAATCTAATAAACAACTGACAAAAATATCTGAATAAATTGTGCCAGGAGTATGTCTAATTTCAATATAGTTACGTGCAGGGTCAGTATTTAATGCACTTGTGTTATCAACTACTTTGGAATACGTTTGATTATATAAGCTGGCACTTTGTCCAAAGGTGTTAGTTGGCAAATATGTGATTACTCCCGTAGTATCAACTGCAGTTGCTCCATTTCCAAATGCCATCAAATTTATGAAACCTTCACCTTTATTTGCAATACTTAAAGCCAACGCTTCACTCATATTTTCATAATGAATGGCATTGTTTTTATCTACTAGAATTTGTCCAGTACTAGGATCCCAAATTTTAACATGTCCTTGAATCATTGTATTCTTTTTTTCAAACATATTCGGTCCATTAATTTGTTGTTTCTAAGATTGTTTGACCAGATTCGGGATCTGTAATTTTAAGAAAATTTCTTATATACATACTAGAATAATCATCAGGTTTTTTTGGATTATCCGTTGGTTCAGACTGATCTTTAGTCTCATCTGTGGTATTTATCATGTATTCGGTCCGATAAATCTTGTCATCTTATTTAATATTTAGTAGGAGTTTAATAATCCCTGTTTTAAAAATTCTGCCTGTATAGTATTGCTATTAAATAAACCACCGCCATTGGTTGCAGTAGATAAGTTAGGCGTGTACCATAAATTACTTCTAATATAGGCAGTATCAGCATTAAGATTTGCTGTATTCCCTGACGTTGAGATCACAGTTACATTTGATGAAATTTGATAGGACGCTGCATTGGCATAAAACCCAACGTTATTAATTACTGCAACATTTGTATTACTTCTGATTCGGCTTACTCTGCCAACGTATCTACCATCATTTAGGAAAACATTTGATCCAATCGATAATTCAGAAGCAAAATAAGTTCCAGTGCCTACAATAGTATTAGAAAATGCAGACACATTTATAGTTCCGTTTCCATTAATTCCAGGATACCAAATATAATTTTCGCTCTGAATCACTACTTGGTTTTGACTGCCATCATATACTATGTTGCCTGTGTAATGTGGTACCGCGCCTGTACCGTTAGTGCCTCTTCTAAGTTGACTTAAAGTGTTGGTAGTATTATCTTTAAAGTAATAAACAATACGTTCACCATTAATAAACACAACACCCGGTTCGCCACCGGCACTTGCAGGTTCTTGTAATTTGCTTGCATCAGATACATATATGCTAGAATCTGTTAACCCCAAATTAGCAGATAATGTAGTAGAAGCAGATTGATCTACTCTCAAATACGTGTAATTATCATTCATATCTTTGAATATTTTATAGGTCATCAAAGGATATGGATTTTCACTAGATGGAGCATTAGTCAATTTCATTACTGCGGTGGCAATAATAGGTTCCAGGTTAGTTCCAACTACAATGACGTTTGGTGTAGTTATATAACCCAATCCAGGCTCTGACACTTCAAATGAAACTGCAGATCCATTAGAATCCAATAAAATTTGTGCTTGTGCATCTAGTGCTGCCCCGCCACCAGTAATTGTTACAAATACCTCAGCTGGATTATATCCTAAACCCACATTGGCAATTTGAATATAATCAACTGCTATACCGCTATTTGCTTGCCAGCTTATGAAAACATTAGAAGTGGGATCAGCCGCAATGGTATATACTGTCATTTCTAATGTATCATAAACTCTTCCAGGTATCAATTCTTCTGGAGCATGGCTAGCATATGGGCCAACATCATATAATGCTAAATCGGTAGTTGAAAATGACGAATTGCTTGTGTAGTCTTGTATTGTGTAATAAACTTGATTATTATAAGAAACAAGATCGCCCTTTTGATAAGCTGTATTTGCTGTCCAATTTCTGAATGAGTCATATACATACGGGCCACCATCAACTATTATATCTTCAGGACGTATTCCTAAACTTGTGTCAGTGAAAGAACTTGTAATTTTGGCATCTAAAATCGCATCGCTTATCACATAAGTACCGTCACTGTCCAATTGAAACGGATCAAAAATTACAGTGTCAAATCCAGATGTGTCAAACCCGCCACTGTCTGTATACAACGGTCCTTGTACTTGTACCCCGGGATAGTCTATTCCAGATTGTAGTAACGAAAATACTTTTGCAGGCTGTCCCAATTCTGGTTCATAATATGCTTGAATTCTATCATTGGCATTTAAAAATTTATCAACTGTGTAAATCGTTAGATTTCTGAGATTAAATGTAGCATCTGATATATAATTTGTAGAATTGACAATATAAGCAACACCGTTATAATTTACAATCTGCCCTTGATTATATGCAGTGTTAGGTTCCCAAGGTTTAACTGAAGTTCCATAAGTATATCTATCATACAACAGTACCATTTTCGCACTGCGCACTAGATCGTTTTTTAAATTTGCTCTGGCAGTTGCTCCTTGACCATTTCCGCCATCTATGATAACTGTAGGTGTAGAAAGATAATCCGATCCTTGATATAGTAAATCAATTCTACTTACTACACCATCAGTTATATAAGCTTTCGCCACTGCATTATTGCCATTCGCACTGCCTGTAATTGTTACTACTGGCGGAATAGTATAGCCAGATCCACCGTCTACTATTTCTACGCTTGCTATATAATAACTTCTGTTAAATAACCAATCTCTATACTGTGGTAATTGCAAAGCGTTAGCATCTTCGATAAATTCACCGCTAGGACTACGACTTAACTTAAGAACTGGATCATAGTATGGAGGTACGTCAAAATCTCCCACATAACCATTCCAATTGTCATAGCCTAGATAATCTACAACGTATTCCCTTAGCGTAGTTCTATAAGGTTTAACTTCATTAATATACTGCTCATAAAAATTTTGATTTTCTTTGTTATAAATTTCAGGTTGTACTAGTCCTTTTATTTTTTGTATTGCAGTTATAAAACTAGTCTTAAATGCATAGTCTATGGTTTTTTGTTCTGTTAAGATATAGTTTATAGTTACAAAAAACAGTTCTACAAAGTTTGGATCTAATCGATTAATAAAAATATTATTTTTTATAATATCTATTATTTCTCTAGTTTCCAAGCTTGGATTTTGATCAAAACGCCCAGTATCAAAATCATCTGCTCCAAATCCCATATTATTATTGGCTAGGTCCCATAAATTATCGGTGAATTCAATAGTACCGTTTTGTATAGCTACTGTTTCAACTTGATTTGGGAACACTTTGATAATGAACCAATTACCTTGGCCATTATCTAATATTTTCACATAATCACCACTTTTCAGTCTCAAGTTAGATAATTCAGCAGCGTTGTTTATAATGTAATTTGGAGGTATGCTGATATCATAATTGCTTGCATACCAATCACGATACTGCCAATATTCGTTAATATTGTAACTTTGAACTCTAATTAGATTCCAAACGTTCTTGGGTCTATACGTGACAAAATTTTCTGTATTAAATTCACTGCCTGTCACAAAATCTTCTATCGCAATCCAGGCACGCTGTGAATAATAAACGTATGTACCTTTTGATATACTTAAATTAGGTTCCCAATCTATTACAGCACGATCCTTAATATAAATTGTCCATAGATTATCCACCGAACTGTCTGATTGCACCAATACTTTATAACCGATCGGTTGCAATAATATATCCACGAATCCCAAGCTTTCAAGATTGTCAACAATTAAATCATACTCGCCAGAGTTAACAGGAGGTATAGGCTCCCCGCCACTTAACCCCGAAATATCAAAATTTTGACTTATGATATTATCTGACAAAATAGTATTCACATATTGGAAAATATTTTTTGCCGATTCATTTCTATTGATCACTAAACTCTGTCTTGGACGTATAGCAGTGCCATATCTTGTTTGTACAGGTAAAGTAGGATCTGGCACAGGGTTGCCAAATCTATCTACTCCGCTAACGCTGTCAACTAACTTATTATAAATCGAGGTAGGTATATCTGCAGATTTAGAACCTTTTTCCGATATTAATGCGTATTCATTATGTATGACATTACTGTTCAAAATTGTTGCATAATCTAAATGAAAAATAGTGTCATCACTTATAGTTTCATTTACCAGATTGAATATTGCTAAACTGTCATCTCTCAATGCTGCATAATATTTTATGCCACTGGATTTGGGATCTGCAATGTAACTTGCAATAGAAGAAACCGGTAATCCTCTGTTGTTAGATGAACTTTTTGTCACTGTGGTTTTATTTTTTACCCAAAAGTAATATTTTACTGTTGTAAAATTACTAGTAGGATCAACATAAGTCACAGTCACATATGCTTCATTGTTTGGATATTTAGGTATACCGTTTCCGCCATTGGCTACATATTGATTAGGAGGATATAAACTTTCTACCCATTCATATACATCTATTACGCTGCCAGGAAATAATCTTCCCCAGTTATTAGCTCTATACTCAATTGACCCCTGTTCATAGTCAATATATCTGACCGTACTTAAATCCCACCAAACTTGTCCAACTTGTTCATTTGACCAGAACAAAGTATTGTTTTGACTTAAAGATGTCAATGATACATTATTATAAACTGCAGGATCATAATCTATTTTGTAATTGATTTCTTGCTCTGCCAAACCAAGAATTTTTCCTTTAGCAGGATCTATGTAATCTAAATTATAAGTAATTGTTTGATTTTTACTGCTGTAAATATAGCCTTTTAATAAACTGTCAATATCAACCTTAGGTTCTTGATTTCTGATTACATCCCAACCCAATAAACCTGCATTATTATCAAATTTGAAAACTCTACCAGTATTAAAGCCCTGACGTTTATTATGTTTACTACCAACAATTAATTTTGTGTTGGTTATGTCTATTGCACTACCGAACTTATCATTTGTTTGTAAACTAGATCCAATTACGGTAGGTGTTAACTGTTGTATAAAGGTATAAATGCCAGGATATTGAATAGATTGTCTATTATCATCTAAGTAAGAAAATATCCACACAGCACCACTATCTGATTTATTTTCTTTAAATAAGGTACTTTCAGAATCAAATATAGTAATTAAATTTAACGATTTATCAAATGTTGTAGCTTCCAATGTTGCTGCACTGTCGCTGCCCACGGATAAAATATTACTGTTGGGGTTAATTTTTACTTGTTTACCAAAGTAATCGTACGATTTATTAGATGGATTATTAATTACCTCTACCTCAGTAAACACAGTTAGTCCCAAACTAGACAATGCATTACCCTGACCTGGTAATACTTTCAATTTATCTGCAGCAATTACCGAGGAACTAGTTAATGACAAGTAACCATTAGTATTGGCTGCTACCACACCTGGTATATTGTAATTGTTTATTGTGTTTACAATATCAGTTAGTGTAGTGCCAGAAAAGTTAATTAAAAAATTGTTTATTCTAATACTATCGCCGCTTGTTACACTTGGATTTTGTATAGTGCCTGATATATTTCCGTAAGCTTTTCCTTGGTTAATCAGTCTGTATACACTACCGTTAAACAAATTAACATTTGAATTAAATGGTGCACCAACAAATACACTGCAACTATTAGTGCAAATTTCTACGGAATATCCAAATTCTTGCTTACTTTCTGGTATTGTCGAACTTCTTCGCTCAACTAGATTAAAAATATTGGTTTCAATTGAAACAATTTTTCCTATTCCAGGAGGTGATAAAAACTGCACCACAGAAGGTCCAAATGATACCCAATCCTGATTAATAATCTGCTCTGTATTATCAATGAATACTCTTGTGAACTCATTAATAGTAGATCTAATAGAAAAATTAATTTGATCTTCTGTTTGCACTAAAAAACTATCAATAGATCTATCAAATACACTGATTTCACCGTTATTTGTATATGTAGTAGATTCTATTGTAAGATTAGATTTAGGGGATCCAATTACAATTTGATCTCCTGCCAAAGTGGTTGCCAGACTAAATCCAAATTTGCTTCCCGCATTTCCGGATAAAGTGGTGAAATATTTAAAACCTTTTTTCTGAGAAACGGTAATAGTGCCTACACTTGGTGGAGTATCAAATACAATTTCTGAGCCAGTTAAATCATAGTCTTTGTAAGGCACAAAAGTTTGAGCAGCAGATACTACTAAGATACTTTCTGGATCATCTGGTGTAAAATCTAACAGGTAATTAGAAGTTGTACCATCTGCTACAAAACTAGTATTTGCCGTTAATCGATTTCTATTATAAGCATAAACATAAACATCATCAGTATCAGGTGCACTGATATAAAGCCAATAATCGTCTTCACTAAGTGCAACACTATGTCCAAACTTTCCTTGACTTGCAGTATTAGGTCTTAATATCTGCGACTCTGAAATACTGCCAAATTCATCCTTAGAGTATACAAAACAGTATCCAATATTTCCATTGCTATCTGGTGCTCCAGCAATTACAAACTGTTGTCCAGAGTCTACGCTTGCACCTAAACTGACTGTATCATTGGCAAAGCTAGTTAAAGTAAGATTTTCTACTAGATCATCTGCGTAATTAATTGCGTAATTGGTTATTGCTCCCACATTGCTATTATACCCGGGCATACCAGCAATAACAAATTTATTATCGTTTGTAATTTTTACAGCACTTCCAAATGCACTATTATTGGCTAAAATAGATTTAGGTAACGCAACATCATATACCCAAGGATCAGACTTTTCAAATACTGCCCAATCGCGTGCAGTATTATATTGAGACACCCAAATTTTATCTTGATTCAACCATCCATTATTTGGTTTGACAGAATCTAAATCTATTTGCCTTTCAATTTTTAAGCTAACTAATTTGTGCAGAACCCCATTTTCGGAAATTGAACTAAATCCGGTTAGCGACGAAGACACACCTACAGTAAACTGTGTTAATCCATTTACGGCAATAACTTTATAAAATCCATTAAATCTATCTAAATTTGTCATCATCACTGTGTCGTTTAACGATAATCCGTGTGATGTATCTGTAGTAACTAAAATACGTTGATTTAGAGCGTTTGAAAGACTGATTATTTTTGCAGTAGATTCGTTAACTCTAAAAACATTCCATGTTTGACTGTAATCTTTAGCTACCCATATAATAGATCCTGTTCCTATATTGTTAAGATTGATATTCAAATTTTGAATATTATTAATATCGAAAATAGTATAGTCTACATCTTCAACATTAACATACCCTGCAGTTTGTATATCCCCTATATAATTACTGTCTATATTTCTATTCAACAAAAATGGACTAGACCAAGGAATAGTTGTGCTCTTATATAACCCATTTTGATCTGTAAACAATGAACTATATATTACTGAACCATTTGAATTTACTTGTAAACTAGTTGGATTACTTAAAGTATAATTTTCATATAAAACAATGTCTACTGACTGATTAGTATCTAAACTACCGTAACTACCTACTCTAAACGCCCAATCTTCGTTAATTGTTACTGTAGTAGGTTGATTTCCAAAGGTAACATTACCTAAAGCATTGATGGATTTGAGTGTTCCTTTTTCTTTGATAAATCCTTGATAAAACTTTACTTGACTAGAATCATTTAATCCCAAATCATTTAAATAATTTCTGTTCCTAAATCCAATTAGTCCCAATGAGTATTTGTCAAATTCACTTTCTAAATTAATCAAATCTGTATTATAGAAAGTTTCACCCACTTGAGCATTTTTAGCGAAGTTTTGTAATAATCCAGATTTTACTTTATTTTTATCTACAGGAATCCAAGATTTAAAATTAAATGTAGTAGATCCTGCTAAATTAGATCCTGCTGTATAGTAGAAATTTTTATATTCTACTAGATCACCTCGAAGATAATCTTTGTTCATTTGCCAAGGATCAACTTTTGGTGGGCCGTATATAAATCCGTTAGGATTTAATGTACCATTCCATTCGCCTGTTTTATAACCTACAATTTTTAACCTATACTGTCTTTGCCCTGATACTGGATCATATATAATATCATTGAATTCAGTGCGATTGTTAAACAATAAAATATGTTCGTATTGAATTACATTTAATGAAATAAACCCAATTAAATCCTTAGTGCTTTTCAAATTAAGCCACAAGTAACCATTTTCTCTGTTAATGGTGTAAGCGTCAGAGCCTATCATTTTGTAATTCTGATCAATTATTTTACTACCATTAACTTGATTAGTAATTTTATCTACTGTGGCTGTGTTGTTGAAAAAACTTAAGTAATTACTTGCAGGACTTAGTGTAATAACGCTGCCCGAAGACCAGCCTTGTTGAATCCAAAATAAAAATTCTTTTACACTCAGCGCCCAATTTTTAATCTCTCCGAGAGTTTCATCAAAAAATCCAAATCTAAATCCCTGCAACAACAAATATCTTTCATAGCCACTTATAATATTTGCTACTTGTTGAACTGTATTAATTTCAATACCATAAGGAATGTCTAATTTAAAATTAGTAAATTCTGTGTAATAATCTGCTGCCCTGTCTAATACTTTGATAACATTTTTTTTACCAGTTGTAGCAGGGGGCACGATAGTAAAAAATGGATTTTCTGCGTCGTACCCAGATAGCTTAAAACCATTTTCAGTTTTTTCAATTATCATTGCACTGTATCTAGCATTTAAAAACGGCACAGATTTGTGCAATGATAAATCAAAATCTTTGTCTGGAATAATAATATTTGTATTTGTACTAGAGGGACTATTTTGTTCTGCTAATATTTTTAAATATTGTTTTCCGCTGAACCCTGCCATTCTGTAGGACAATTGTAAATTAAAATCTCTTACAAAATGTAAAAGCTGTGATTTATTTGCTGCACCTTGACTTATTAAATAATCCCCAATCCAATTAATATAACCTGTTGCTCGCAATAAAGTGCCAGACACTGTTTCCCCATTTAAGTCTACCGATGAAGGGGTAATTCTTTCATTGGTACCCTGTATTAGATACTGATCTAGTTCGACATTATATCTATACTTGTTTGTGTTAATTCCATATGAAAAATATTTGGCAGGCTTAATCAGTGCCATTGCTAATTGTAAAGCAAATGGATACTCACTGCTTTTTTTCCATGCAGTTTCAACAGGGCCCCATTGTCCTACTGTCCAACTTCTATCAAATGTATTTGCATCAAAGTTATTAGTTAATATACCTAACGGTGGTAATAGAACACCGTTTTCATTTACTGGAATAAAATTTAAAAGATTGGGACGGGTAAATTTAATGTCTGTGCCTTGACGATCCCCTTGGGCAATATAACCATTTTGTAAATCTGTCCACAAAATTTTATTACCTGACGTGTAAGGAGCAGGGCCATAATAATCTTGCCACCAGTCTGGTTCTTCACTGAACCCTAACATTTCCCATGGGGTTAAATGGGGTGTTTGACAATCATAATAGTATTGATAACAGGCTCTCCAAGATCCAGGGAGATTATCTCTATCAATTACGTCTAAACTACCAGAATAGTTATATGTAAACGGAGAATCATTTTGGTAGGTAGTGTTTTCTGTATAGTTAAAATTATTGACCGCAGCCCATCTTAAATAAAATTTTCCCACCAACTGATTAAATTGTGTGTATGTAATCCCGGTATCTCTAAATTTTCCAGGGACACTTTCGTAAACATTTACTAAGTATTCGCTGTAAGAAGTTTTAATGTTATTGTATATTCTCTTTTCTAATTCTAATAAGATTTGATCTCTTATGTCTCCGAACGTGGGAGTTAAACTACCGTCATGGCCTCTTATAAAACTAGTAGGAGTAGAATAAGTGTAATCTATTATAATATCAGGAGTAAATTTAGGATATAGGCCTAATTTAGTAGGAGTTTCGGGAATCCAATTTCCGTCAGTGTTTTGATATTCTACAATTGTTAAAACATCATCTATAGCAAGGTCTACAGATTCGTTTATAATTACACCAGGACCAGTTGTTGCAAATACATAATCACGACCAAATAACAACTGACTGCCATTCAGATAAACTAATATAGCTAAATTATTAAGTTCAGTTGGATTGTAAATAGAACTAATTTCGTAGGTTCGTTGTAATGTATTAAACACAGAGTAAGTAATAGTATTTTTACTGTCCCCGTAAGGCACCATACCACTGTAATACCACGGAAAAGTTTTATCTTTTATAGTATTAATCTTTTTAATAATTACATCTACTGCACTAACTGGATCAGATAAATTGTAATCTCTAATAGATTCAGCTAAATTTAAAAATTTGTTTTTGAATCTTGTGTATTCTTGAGATGCATAAAATAAACTGCTATAAAAATCGAATGTTTCATTACACAGAAACATCATTGCATAACTCAAAGGAGCACTTTGTTCTAAAATTGTTCCAGGTTGGTTTTCTACATACAAATCTCTTAGATTACTATTGCCGGGGTAATTGCCCACAAAGCTTAAACTATTTTGTGCCAACTCCCCTATATGATTACGCATCTCACCTAGGGTAATTGAATTAACTTTAGCGTTTTGTGCATTTAAATTGAGGTTAACAGGAGCTTGATAAAATGCTAAATCACTAATTTGATCAGAATATACTAAGACATCAACTCTACTACCTTTAGTCATCTTTCCTGGTTTAATCAATAACTGTAATTTATTACCAGGTATATTAAACAGTTGATAAGAATTAACATCTAATTTTTTGAAATTTATATAAACTAAAAAATTTGGTCTTGTAGTTGGAAGTAAGGGCTTAATATCTAAAAAGAAATCATTATTAATGCCATCAAATGTAAATGCAAAATTTTGCATCTGACGCGATTCGCTGTTCGAATTGGTCCATGCATTAACATTAATAACACTAAGATCCTCTAAATTTTTATGTAAAAAACCTACATTAATATTTTTTCTATAATTTTTGTTATCTACTTTATATTCAAATATTTGATTATCGAAGTCATTGTAAAATTCAATGTCCCCAATATTATTAAAATTTCTATAGGATAAACTAAATCCTAATACTGGGTCAACTGCCCCTGTGCCGGTTTTATAACTAAAAATCTTTGTGCCAACAAAATTAGATTCATTGTTAATAATAGGGTATTTTGTAGTATCACTTAAACTTATATCATCATCGTCGAACACGTCAAACAGTGGCGGTTGATTGATTTCTGTTTTTTGTTGTGCAAATATCCAGTTGTTACCGTTATACCAATAAGTTTTTCCCTTATTATTCAATCCATTTAGTACACTGACAGAATAATTCTCATCTACTATAGCATCATCTGCTTCTACTAGTTTTATTTTTTGACCAGTATCATCTATGTTTTCAAAATCAATGACATAAATTTTTCCTTTCGAAAGAGGATCTTGGTCTAAACTAAAAATAACTCTCATACCTTCAATCAGTTTAACACCATCAATATACATTCCTTCATATTGACCTTGCACATTTAAAAATGGATTTGTAAATTGAGTGTCAAATAAATCAACTGGCTGTTTACTTCTTCTGCCAAAATTAATCAGTTGTAAATCTGCATCAAATTCAATGATTGGTCTTTTAGCTCTAGAACCTTCATTATAATCTTGTTGAATGTTAGTGTAATATGCAGTAGCATCTAATACCCCTTTATGAAACCAACGATTTCTTCTAGTCCAAGGATTTAAATCTAAACTTGCTCTATTAATGACGATATAATCCGGAGTCGAAATAGATTCGTCAACGTCTAAAAAAGTGCTACCAAAATATCTCGGTCCAACTATGTATGGGTATGATTCAGTAATAAAATATGCATAAGTTCCATCTGGAAATTCTGGAGTAACACAATATCTGCCATTGTAGATATCTAAGTCTGTTACTGCAGAGGGGTCTATTAGAGTTTTGTGAACATAATCTTCAATGAATGAACCTGCTTCAAATCCAAACTGAATTTGTGTACCTTCTAAGTAGGTTACATTTCCATTTAATAAAACAGTAAAATCACCGCTGTAATCGTTTAGTCCAACTGCAGTTTTTAAAGCATTATTAATAATATACCTGTCAGGCACTGGCAAAGGCACACCATCAACTGTAACACTGGTAATTTTCATTCCAGGATTTAATCCATTAGTAGATGACACACTGATTAGCGGACTTGAAAGAATATCTGTTGTGACTGTAACTGTTACATTGGCAGGCCTATAAATAGAATCAACATTATCACTGATAATATAACCACTTGTTAGTCGTTTAACGCCGCTAGTAGAATCTAATGCAGTTCTATACCCAAAAGGACCATATATAGGGTATCCATCTAATGCTATACCTATTAATTTACTGTGCCCGTCAGTGTTATTGTATCCATCACTGAACCCACTGATATTTGCCCATGCATTTGCAGTTATAAAGTCGCCATTAGTGTAAGCATATTCACCGAAATCAAAAACATTGCCTCCATAAGCGTCCCTGCCATTAATATTAACTTTATTAGTATCGTAATGCCATTTAGCACTGTCCGCTGACGGAATATACGCACCATTACTTACACCTTTAATAGGTATACCTGGTAATGTCATGCCGATCGTAGCATTACTTAAACTAATATCTTCATGGTCGCCTGGTTGATTTTTTCCTACTCTGAACGGTAATGTGTAAGTAAGATTTTGTTCTACAATATATCTACTATTAATACTATTAGGAAAACTACCAACAGAAACATTAGGATATTGTGGGAAATCTGTTGAGGTTATTTTTAATTGATCTCTTGCAGAATTTAACGAAATTTTACTGTATTGCGTAAAATAATTTGCTGGTTCAAAGGTAGTCAAAACACCTGCGTATCCAACAATTAGATCATTTACTGCAATTAGTCTTATTCCTGTACCAACACCTTCTACATAATATTCCTTATTACGATAAGATTCAGGTAAAACTTGTGCATTAAATTGTATTTTTAAACCGTTAGTAAATGTAACACCGTTTGGACTAACATAGTTAGTTTTTCCTAATATCTCGGACGTAATATCAATAAAACTATTTGTAGAATCTATAATCCTTATTACACCATATTGATTTTCATCTTCACTGTCTTGATAATATAAAGTTTCCAACGGGGCAGTAATGACTGGGATTCTTATTAAGAAATTATCAATTGATGTATACCATTCAGTGTTGCCATATTCTATACCTGACAAAACGATGACCTTGTTGTTAACAGGTATAGCACCATAATAAGCTAAGTTAATAATAAAATCATTACCCGACGGAGTTAACACAATGTTCCAAATACCATATCTTTGAGCTGCTGGTACAGTTACATTATTAGCAGTCCAATCTGCGGTGTTATTAGTATATTCGCCGAAAATTAAAAATTTTCCGTTAAGGTTTGATAACTGGCCATCAATTCCATTATACAGATTTTTAATTTGAGATAATAATTGACCTTGTAGATTTGCGTAAGTTAATGTGCTAACTAAATCCACAGTTTGCACCACTGGCATGTTTATATAAAAATCTTGTGCAGTGCTGATAGGCACATTAAAGTAAATTGTGCCAAACTCTGTTCCGTTATTATCTACTCCAAGTATTTGTCTTGTACTTAAATTGGTTAACTCACTAATGCCCGATAACCCCGGTTCTGTTTGAATATAAAACTTTTTGCCAGGTTGATTAATTACAAATTGATAGTTACCGCCGCGAGCTAAAGTGATATCAGGATTAGGAGTAGTGCCATACCCGCTTAGATTATAAACTCTTAACGCAGAATCCGGATAAATGTAAAATGTTCGTTCAAGCTGAGCTTCACCTGCAAACACAGGAACCGGACTGGGCCCGTTAGGTAACCAATAATATTGGCCGAAATTAATTAGGGTGTCTGCATTGATTCTCGGATTATAACTATAAAAGTCACTTCGGAATAAATTATCTTGGTTTGATACGTTAGCTCCAAAATAATTAATTTTTTCTAGTAATTCTTGATAGGTAACCGCATATTCCAAATCACCGCTTATGGCATTTTTAACCACTACTGCTGGTTCAAGTTGATAGTCTGCTCTTAAATCCGTGGGTTCAGTAATGTATGTGGTTATGTTATTAAATCCGGGAGCAAATTTTCTGCCTACATAACCATTGATTGCTAATAGATTTGGTTCTGTTACTAATTGATCCAGAGTAGCATTTAGAAATTTCTTATTGGTTTCAGTTTGGAATACTGACGGTAAAAAATTAACAGTTTTAGTATTGGCCATGTTATCTTATCAAGTAATTATAGTATTTACCGAATTATTTTGAAGGTTCAATAAGGAAGCTGTAATCGATGGGATTACTTCGATATTTTCCACTGTGGCAGCACTGATTAAAATTTCATTTGGTTCTGAACTAATTTGCTGTAATGAACCATATACTTGATTGGTGCTGTTAGGTATAATCAAAATACTGCTTATATTAGGAGCTAGCCCTTGCTGAATATAAGTAGCTAATTCTGTAAAATAAAACGTTTCACCGAAATCCCAATTACCTAAAGCAAAAAATGCATTGATATATGCTAATACTTGGCTACGTATTTCGCTGTCAGTTAGATTGATATTGGAATTTTTTACTACCTTGAATGTTGCTTGTAGTTCTGGCAAGGCTTTATTTCCAAACAAAGGCTTAAATTTAGCAGGATTATAAATTAATGCATCACTCAATGCTTTATAATTTTCTAAGTCGCCAAAAGCTAATTTTAAAGTTTCTGGCGTTTCTTTTTCAGGCTCTTGAAGAGTGCCTGTTGTGTCAATAGCCCAAGCCCTATAAGAGTTTTCATACTCCTTTGTTAAGATGTATAAATCTATTAAGTTACTTGGGCTAGGATCAATTCTTCTACTACCTGGAGCGTTATGTTTGTATTGAAAGTATAAAGTTTCTCGTCCTATTCTCACAAAATAATTTGTAACTGTAATTAAGTTTTTACTAGATCCAGTTTGAGAAATTTGATAGAATTGCTGATCTTTCCATGCATAAAAGACCTGCCCTATTTCGTAATTGTTAATATTGGCTATTATAGTAGATCTGATATCAAAAGTTACATTAATTGTTCCAGGAACAACTGGTACATAGGTTACAAAATTGTTGTAACCTGCCACCGATTCAAAAAACACAAATTTTCTATTAAGTTGTGCCGAATCTACTGTTGTAATACTAATTGTAGGCACTGTAGATAATTCATAATATAATTCTGCGGTAGAATCATAAAATATTTGGCCGTTTTGAAATAACTTAACATATTGTGTGTAAACTCTTGCCCCATTAAGTGTTGTCCATAACACTGAACTATCGATAACTGTTTTAATTGGCATTACAAGATTTTGGAAAATATCTGGATCATCAGGTACCCCATTATCATTTTGATCGCTATAAGTAATCAAAACTTTTCTAGCATCTACGTATCCGTCACTTTCTACTACCTGATCATAAACAAACCAAAGATAATTTTCTGGCAGCGGTTGCCCTGTGTTAGCATTACCGTTTATTCTCAAGACATTAATACTATCGTTTACTGTAAATCCTGTAACTGGATCATAAATTTTATTTTGATTTTCAAAATAGAACTTTGTTTCCCTCACACTCTCAAAAACAAAATTGATACCCCTTGCTTGAACTGTATAGGTTGCACTGCTTACAGTAAATGCTAATAGCCAACTAGAGTCTTTTGATTGTCCAGTAGTGTCCCCTTGAAACTCTAAACTAAAAGGTGCAGTAAGATTTAAATCAACAGGATCAATAATCTCCCATGATTTAGTAGCCTGATCATATCTTAAACCAAAATTCAAATAATTTTGAATATTGTTTATTAATTTAATTTTAAAATCTCTGGTAAAACTATTGTTGTAAGCAGGAAATACATTTATAGCAGTAGCCGCTGTAGGAATATTTTCGCTTAGTGTAATTGGCCCTTGTCCGTTAGACAATACTCCTTGATTGCCGGACCCTACTAATTTTACCACTGTAGCATATAATAATAGTTGGCCATTTTGAGGCACTAAACCATTGGAAGGTAATGAAACTATTTCATTAGCTGAATTAAAATATTTGCCATCTCCCGGACTAAAAATTATTACACTTCCTTCAGTTATATAATTGTTTGGAGGTGCTACTCCTGTTCCCACTGCAACTTGATTTCCAAAATATCCAGTAGATGAATTCGATCCCACCGTGATTCTGTTCCAAGATAAATTTAAATTAAATCTTGTAAAGTTTTCATAATAATAATGTAGTATTGGTTTATCTCTAACCAAAGGTAATACTTGATTTTCAATGACTCTATTGATGTCTGAGGTTGTGTTAAATGTAAAGGTAAAACTAGATAGTGTATCCTCTTTATATACTATCCCATCTTCTGCAAATATATTAGTACTGCTATATTTTCCAGTAGTATCTAATACATCTAAAAATCTACTGACACCACTGCTGGTACGATTGACTGCTTTTACTTTACTAATTGAACTGTAATTACTGTAAGGAAAAGTATTGTAATCCTCACCATTAATCATCCTATTTTGACTATAGTAAAGTTGAGGTGCTTTTGTTTTAATTTCAGTTATACTTTCACGAGCAATAGCATTTGCCACAGTGTACTTTAAGCTTGCCACAACAGTTAATGTTTCTAATCTGCCAGACTTACTGATATAAGGAATGTTTAAAGTAATATTACTCATTTCGTCTGGAGTGATTGTATAACTCAGCCCTATGCTTGATCGAAAGTAAGTTCTGAAACTACCTACTGGAATTTCTGCAAACGTTCCGTCACCGAAAACTAAATCAATTTGATCACCTGCTCTGGAATTTACTTGAAAACTTTTTTTAGCTGCGTTATTATTATAGATAATGTTAGTTCCTACTACTGCAGGTATTTTCTCCCATTCGTCAATAATAACTCCGAAATTGTTAATTTGATAAAGCCAGACGTCAGTGTTGTTAATATTGTCAACATTAACTGCCGCTAAATTATTGGGTATACTTTCATTAAATGCAAATTCTTGATTTTGCAAATTACCTTGTTTAAAATAAAAGAAAAATCCTGTATTATTACTAGAATTTCCTAAATTATCATTTTTATAAATGATATTTAAAGGAACTCCAGGGCCAGGACTAGCCTCATAAATGTAGTCTGTGTCAATGCTGGTTCCACTTACTGCTTCAAACTGCAGTGCAGATCCATCTACAAGAGTCGAAAACGGTATTACAGGCAAAGCATTAGACGGTAAATTTACATTATATTCGGCATTAAGTACACCGTTAATATTTTTACTGTTAGCAGGTTTTCCTACCTGTTGATTTCTAGGTAAACAAGAATTTAAGATCGTAATAAATTGTTCATACCAATTTAAATTGGTTGCGTCATTCCATTTAACAATTAAATTAGTTAAGTCTATTCCGTTGCTATCTTTTAATCGTTCAGTGGTTTGCACACTGTCAAATTTTATAAAACCATTAGCAGTTTGATTTCTTTTTGGATTATAACTTATCAATCTTGCCAATTTTAAAACACTGTCACGGCGTTCTGCAGTATCTATAAAATTTTCTCTGGCATTTAGATCCGTTCTAAATGCCAAACTTTGCCCTAAAAATGCAATTAAATCAATTAGTGCAATGTATTCGCTGGATTCTATATAATCATTAAAATTTTCTGGATAATAGACTTTGATGTAGTCTATCATTGCTTTCCTTAAAGTTTGAAAATCATAACTTTGAAAGTCTGCATTTCTGAAACTTTCATAGATTTTTGTCCAGTCTTGGTTGACTAATAAACTGTTTTGTCTGGTTATTCCGGGCATCGCTATCTCTTTTTTTATATTTATGGGTTACATAAACTGATAGTATTATAGTAACAATGGTTGTTTAGTATTAGATTGATCAAATTTGGCAATGATTGTGCCTATTTGATTTGATGAAATATAGATTAATTCTATTTCAAGTTGAATCCCTCGATCAAATTGCGTCACTAATACATTTTTTGCCGCTATTCTGGGATCGTTAGAAATAATTTTTTTTACGTCTTGAATTATAGTGTTTTTTGTTTCGTCAGACAATGGTTCAAATAACATATCCCAAATAATTGTTCCAAATTCAGGATTCATTAGTTTTTCACCTTTACGTATAGCAAAATGATTTTGAAGATCACGTTTGACCAAATCAAAATCTGTAAGTCTATATTTTTTTGGACTGTCTACTGTGCTAAAACCGTTATACATGGCCATGGTTATAATCCTAATTTACTTTTGTTACTTTGTTCGATAATAGGAGCTTGTGTTACACTATATTTTGACGAATTGTAAGCATCTATGATTTTCGGATCTACTGCGTTACCTTTTGTGACCCATTGATATACTGTTTCGGGACTAGAATATTTTGCTGCACCCACTAACCCGGCTGCGTCTTCAGCTGTAGTTGTTGTGGTAATTAGTCCCAGTCCTTCTAATTTGGCATAAGTGTCCCTAGTGGTATCATACATTGTTCTTTCTTGCACAGCAGGACTACTTAAAAAATTATCAAGACCATTAATTCCGTTTTTGCCTATCCAATTATTGGGATTTTCTAAAGCTTCTTTTGTTTGTGGAGTTCCTTCTATTAGGTATCCTTGGTTTATAAGATCCTGACTAGATAATCCATATTTTCCTACCAGTCCTTGGTCATTTACAGTATCATAATTATTATTAGAAGAATTGTACCCGTACTGAGCAAACAATCCTTGTACTTCTGCATTAGACAAACTACCTATTCCAGCAACAGGTGTGGGCTGAGCAATAAATTCACCCACTGGAGCAGGATCGTTTATTGTGAAAGATTCCGCCTGTTTTGTGCCAACATCTTTAATATTTACAGGAGGACTAATAGGTTGTCCATTAATATCTGTAGTCAATGCTGATTGAATATCAACTTGATTTTGTGCTGCAGCAGCAATATTGCCTCTAATATAAGGTTCATGTGTAGGTACTACTCTACAAATAGACTGAATTTTATCTGGGTAAGCTTCCCATCTATTATCATTGATTACTGCATCAGGCAAATTAAATTCTTTAATTTTTTGTGGAGCATTTACAGACCCGCCACCTCCCTCACCATTTAAAGCAATTTTAGAGCCATTCAACAACATGGCTCCACTGGATTTAAGTTGCATAGATCCACCAGACTGAATGCTTGTTGCACTTTGTCCTTTTATTTGAGTTTGCTTTCCATATAAGTTTAGCAGTGTGTCTGCTCTGGCTTGAATTACTTGCGCCTGAATTTTTACACTAGCTTCTGCATTAATACTAAAATTGCCGCCTGCATTAAAATTTATGCTGCGATCACTATGCATCTCTATATTACCTTGTGTTCTTACAGCAAAATCTCTTGCTCCATATACTAACACATCTCCCTCTGCACTTAATTCAATCCAGGCAGTACCATTACTGTTACTGACATAAATTAAATTTTCACTGTCACTCATTAATATTTGATTGCCGCCGGCAGTGCGCAATCTAACTAAGTTATTTTTACCGTAAATATCGCCGTCATCTAAAACTAAAGTGTGCCCACCTACTCTAGTTGTAACCTTAAAATCTGCTGGGTTAAAATCTCCTGACAGTAATTTTGATCGTAACGATGGATCATTTGCCGGATCTTGATTTAACCACGGTCGCCCAGGAGTGCTGAAACCAAATACTGTACTGATAGGATCACGTTGACTGCTGCTACTAATTGCTCCTCTTACTTGATCGCTGATTAGTCCAGTTTTAATTAGATTAATTGTTTGAGGTACATGTAAAGGTTTTAAAACACTTGGAATATATTTTTCTTTATAAGTTCCTGCAAAATTATCGTTGGCCTCTGCAACTGGATAACTCAATGATCTGTCTAACAATCCTTGTAGATTAGATTCTTCTATACTTAAAGGATCAATTTGATCTATGGATACACAACCTATTGCAGGTATCATGTGTTTAGTTACACTGTTATTAACACACGCGAACCAATATCCTTCTAAATTTCCTGAAATAAAACAACACAAAACTTGACTGCCTACATCAGGAGGTGTCATGTAAAATCCATAGCTTTGAATACTTTTAGAAAAAGTATTAGATCCTTCATAAGTCTGGGCGTATTCTGATCCACTGCCCTGGGTGCTGCCCATATAAGGACTAGCATAATTTACTAGTCTCCAGTTAGTTTGATCATCTGGATCCGCACCACCTTCTTGAGGAATATAAACCCAAAATCTACCCGATCTAGTATTTGTATCGTATTGTTTTATTATTCCAATATAAATTCCCGACATTTCTGGAAATTCAGATTTAGATCTTTCAGTGAAATCTTGATTTTTACTGCCTTGATATGGTTTAATAATTGACATACATTATCCTAGTTTAAAAATCAAATCCAATATCTAGATTATTAATATCACCTAAATCTAGTTGTTCTAAATCACTGAGCACAGAAACATTAATATCCCCCAAATTTAATTCTGCTTCAGTCCATGTTGCCGGTAAATCAGAAGGTAATGATGCAGCTAGATTTTCAGAGAACGCTTGACCTAATGCGGCATCTTCTGCGTCAAAAACATTTGGATCAACTTTTACTGCGGTTAAATTATTGAACAAGTCCTTGCCTGCTCTACCAATTGCGTCTATCCCTTTCCCGACTGCGGCAGATACTGCTTTGCCTATTGCTTGGTTTAAAACCTGCTGACCTATTTGACCTATTAGGCTGGCAGATTGAACTAACCCCGCTGCTTGATTTACTGTACTTTGTAATGCAGATTGAACATTTTGTATTTGCCCCGAACGTAGTGCCGCAAGATTAACACTGGGTCCGGCATATCTTATACTTTGTATTCTTGCTGTAGGTGTAAGTTGACTTTGTGCTATGGAATCTATTCTCTGGTATATAGAAGGAATTTCTTTTCCGTCTTGATCATAAAATAGTTTTACAAGATTCAATACTTGAGTGAACATGCCTTTTTGAAAAACATTTTCCACTGTAATAACTTTGTAGACTCCGCTAAATTCGCTATATCTATATTTGTCTGTTTTCAAAGCGAGTCCTATAGATTCGTCATAGTCAACCGGCGATTCAAAATTTAGAAATATATAAAGTTCACTACCGTCCATATATAAACTGGATCCCGCATCAGCTGATATAAATTGTTGATTATATGTTTTAGCAGTTTGATAATAAAACAAATCATCCTGTTTGATAAAATGTGGATCACCTAATATTTTAAGATCCACTGTAATCATATCACCTTTGGCAGGTATCATTAAGTTGCGCTGAATATCGCCTGCAACTGCAGAGTCCTGTAATACTCCACCTCTACCTCGGCCTGCAGTTTTGGGACTATCATTAACAAATGCCAATTGTACAGGATTAGGGTTTTTATTGACTGATTCCTCTTTGTTAATACTGACACCAAATTGACGTTCCGGTATATCTACATCTGGATTAGAAGAAGGATTATTCAAACCCACGCCGGTTTGTACATATCTATCTTTATTACGTGCCATACTTAATTCAGTAATAGCTAACAAATTGAAATCCAGACTCAAATCTAATATATCATTATTTTTTCCTGTAAAAATATAATCATATTTTTTTACATATCCAGGTACTTTGCCTCGTGGGGCATAAGGATGTTTATTAGATACTTTAAATTTTTTCACATAAAATACAATGTCGTATGCATATCTGTTTTGTTTTTGATCAAAACTTTTTATTTTCATACTGGGAGTAATTTTGAACCATTGCAACCAACTGTCAGTGGGATTAGCACCATTTTGTATACCTGCTAATTTTTCTGGATCCTTGATTTGATTTCCAATATAATCGCTATTACGCACTGCCCAATCTAATAATTTATCTATGGTCATGCCTGCAGGAATGTTTATTGTTGCCCCGTCGTATGTTAACTGTCCTTTTCTTTGATTGTCTTGATTATTCTGCCCTTGAATACTGGCACGTTGAGCACTAGTACTCGACCCGCTTACGGGAACGCTGGCAATATTTACAGGATTTTTCATTAGTTTGGCATTGCCTATTTCGGGATCAAATTCAACTCTTACTGTGCTAAGTTCACCTATCAATCCGTCGCCTTTTAATTTTCTATAATATTCATTAATTGCGTCGCAATAACCAGTTATACCTAAAATATTAAATTGACTAGTTAATTGTCTTTTGTATATTTCAATTTGCTTTGCATAGTAGTCGTATTCTTCTCTAGATAGTTCGGGCACTGTATCTAAAATATTTTGATTCTGCGATATTTGTTTACTGATCAAATCTCTTTGACTTAACAGTTCTTCAACACTTAAAGAGTCAGGTGCGACAGATGAACCGCTAAACATGTCTTTGACTAAACTACCGGTAATAGTTGTTGCAATAGGCAAAGCTGCATAAAGTTGATTAAATGCCTGATGATTATATGGTACTGCAGTAATTTGATATTCAGTTCCTCTATTAGACACCTTGGTTTTAATTTCAACTAAACGAATAGGAATATACTTAGACATTCCCGAAATGGGGCCCACTAAATTAGATTCCGCAGCATTAAAATTATTAAATTCACCATTTTTAGATCCAAAGAAATCTATTTGTAATAGATATGGCATTTGAATATAAGAATTAGCACCCGGTTCAATTCTATTCACTGCTTCAATCAATCTGTTTATAAAAGTAAAGCCATTGGGTTCTACAATTGTAAAACTACATTCTATTAGATTACTGTTTCTATTGCGAGAAGTTGTTGTAATATAAGTTTTCATTCTGAAATTATCAAAATAAAAATCTTCTTTGAATGATGGATCTCTATTAAAAAACTGATTAAACCTGCCTGCGCTGACCACTAAAACATTTTGTGGTATATAGGTTTTATCTGGTGCTAAACTGCCCACTAACTGATTAAAATTTTCTGTTCCTAGTAAATGTAAACTTAGATTGTAAGTGTAACTTTCATAATCATGTAATGGATTAGTGATAGGACGTTGTTCATATGAATTTACAACATTAGTGGATGTAGTTGTTGTATTGGTTCGAAATTCAGGAAATTCTTCTTTAAATGCTTGTGAAATTAAATTTGTTTCGTTGCCTGAAAAATCTGTCCAAGCTTGTGGGCCACTGCCAATTTCAGATAAAGCTTGATCACTTGAAGGAATAGATTTTATTGCTGCCAGATCTTGTGGTGTTAATGGTTGAACTGTTGTCGCAGTTTGATTATATAATTCTGGATCCATATTAAATTAAATTGTTTATTGTAGTTTTTTTGGGTATATAGATCCGTATCCCAGGTCGCATGTCAAATATTGGGTCTTTAATTGTGTTAGGATTTCTTAAAGCAAACACCCACCAAAAATTAGAATTACCATATAAATCATATGCTAACAAATCAGGTCTAAATTGATAAGTTTTATTAATAGTCATTACCACGTCATCGGCCAATTTTGGAATTTGAGGAAACTTAGCTACATCCAAAAAACCTGCAGTAAATCCTGTTTTAGAATAAAGACTAGATCTGTCATAACTTACTGTGGCCATTATAGGAACCCTCCAATTGGGCTATTACCATTTTCTATTAGATCACCATTTGCAAATTTTTGTAGAGTAAAGTTGTCTGCAATGTTTTTCCTACTGTATACAGGTTGTAGACTGATAGTCATTTCACAATGAGCAGGCAATGCTACGAAACTGCTAGGTGAACTTACTGGCACAGGCTCTGACGGAAGTGCCAAACTAGCAAACAGTCTATCAAAAGAACCCCCTGCTACTCCTAAAGGAACTTGAATGTAATCTACGTCCTTGGGCATAGTCTGTTCAAAGGCTGTGACTACGCAAGGTACATTAGGCAAATATGCTGCGCCAAATCCATTTAAAAAAACTAAAGGCGGCGGAGTTCCTGCGAATACATCGTTTCCAAAAAACATTTTTGTACAGGTTCTAAAAAACTGTATTACAGCCATCATGTATTTGCCTTCTACTACGTTTTGAGCTGTAAAATCTGCACTTATTCTAATAGCTCCCACTTCACTGTTTTCGTAAAAATAACTATTGTAGTTGCTATGTGTTAAGCTTTGTGAATTATACTTTGCAGAATGACTTAGTGTGATTTGGGGAGTATAGGGAAATATAACTCCGTTAGTTTGACTTAAAGGAAATAAAAGTGAATTATTAGGATTATTATAAAAATATTGTGCTGTAAATCTAGCCATGCTAATCCTTACCCGCCAGTCTGTCTCCGAGGGGATCACTGTGCCATCTGCCACATTAAAATTAAATCCTAAAACCTTTCCAGCTACATCTGTGATTAAACTGTTTCCGCCCGGCGATAAGCCTGCATTTCTGAGTCTATCTATCGACCCAGGCACCGCAGCTTGATAAGCAGTGGGCGTGGCAGAAACATAACTTTGAGCAGAGCTATCAGACTGATAATTACTTGTATTGTAGCTGGTATTAGACATTAGTAGATCCGTTTTTAATATTTATTGCGGAAAAAATAGTACTATATTACTCGTCCATTGACTTTGTCTGCGTTTTTTGTTATTATTCAGTTACTTGTGCCCGAGGAGAATAAAAATTAAACACAATTACTTAAACAATAAGGATATATTAAAAGAAATACATAAAAGTAAAAATTCATATTGTTCTTATGTGGACGAAGATGCAAAAGATTACGATTTAATTCTGCCAGACGTTAGCAAAATCAATAAGAAAAACATTCTGGAAGGAAGAAAAGCAAGGGCAGAAAGACTGTCTAAATTGGCTTTTGATCAAGCAGTGCTTGAAACAGGTGAAAAACAAAAACTAGAAAATTTCGAAATTAAGTATACCAAAATTCCCGCAACTGATGTAGTTTTTCGAGTAATGACTTGGGATCATGTACCAATTGATGATGTAAAAACACAAAAAGCCAAAGACGCTGCCAGAGAACTAATCGAAGAAGATGAAACTGCACTTACCGAATATGATTTTGAAGATCCTAAACATAACAAATATGTTAAAGTAAATTTTCCGCCGTTTTTTCATTATAGAATTGATGATAAAGGTAATCCATATATAGTTGGCAAAAGCCATTGGAAAGGACCTATTGATTCTGGACATTTTAGTAAAGATCATGGCACAATGACTTCAAAGTTGGCCTTGATGTTTATGAAATTATGTGAACGCTATGCTACCAGAAGTAACTGGCGCGGATATACTTACAACGACGAAATGCGTAGCCAAGCACTGCTACAGCTCAGTCAAATTGGTTTACAATTCGACGAAAGCAAAAGTCAAAATCCATTTGCTTATTATACTGCTGCTATCACTAACAGCTTTACTAGAGTATTAAACATAGAGAAACGTAACCAAAATTTACGTGACGATATTCTAGAAATGAATAATTTAAATCCAAGTTATACCCGACAAGGTATGACCGGAACCTATAAAAGTTATGACTCCGACGACTAAATTTGTATTCACTCAAGATGTTGAAGGGGAAAGAACATGGTTAGCTAGTCAGTACCCTGACCATGAAATATTAGAAACTATACACAGTGGCAAATGGTTTATCGACTATCCGATATCTAAAAAAAATTATCTATTAGAAGTTGCTTACAGTGACGAATTTCACAATCTTGATTGGTCAACTGTTCCTGGACAAAAAATAAAAAGTGTATATTCCTCTAACGTGACTGATATTTTTTACGGAAATCACTGGCTTGATTCTGACAGTTTTATAAATCGATCAAATTTTTCTTGCGTGAAAAAAAGTAACAAATTTTTAGTTTTAAATATACCCAGATCAGGAACTGCATTTTGCGAAAGTATTTTGTCAAAAAAATTAGAAAAATTTGCTGTTCATCAATCGGTGGCTGATACCGAAACATCTATTAAATTAGCAGAAACCATTAAGCACCACAAACTTTCCATTTTTTTACCTTATAGAAAAGATTTGTGGGGATGGTTCACAAGTTTTTGTTTTATGAAAAATTACATCTTTCATTGGAATACATTTAATCCCAGTGAACATAATAAAAAAATCTTTGTTACTGAACAAGATTTCGCAAATGCGGAAAATTTGTTAATTTCAACATGGAATTTTTGGTGTAATTTAAAATGTTTTATCCCCGACCTGGACTGCTATCTATTAGAATTTAGCAATATGATAAACAAATATAGTCATTTAACAGGTCATAAAGAAATACCTTATAACAAAAAAGAGTTAATTATAAACTATGGTGAATTAAAAACTTGCTACGAACAGGAATATCAAAAACGATGGGAAGCATTGACAAATAAAGGTATAGCTCATTTGACTAACATGCACTGCAAAACTGACTTGGATGATCTTGACTTATCCAAATAATAGTATAAAATATAAAGATGCAAAATCTATTTAAAAAAGCAGCATTGTTCACTGATATTCATTTTGGTCTAAAGTCAAACAGTCAACTTCATAATGAAGACTGTTTGAATTTTATTAAATGGGCCACTACCAAAGCTAGAGAGCAAGGATGCGAAACAGCCTTTTTCTTGGGCGATTGGCATAACAACCGTGCCAGTATCAACATTGTTACTCTGAATTATAGTCTAAGAGCATTGGAGCATTTAAATGCAAATTTTGATCGACTTTTCTTTATTCCTGGGAACCATGATTTGTATTATCGGGATAAACGTGATATCCAAAGTGTGGAATGGGCACGGCACCTCCCTAATGTCAAAATCGTCAACGATTGGTTTAGCAGCGGCGATGTTGTTATTGCTCCTTGGCTGGTGGGGGATGATCACAAACGTATTCCAAAATTAAAAGGCCGGTATATGTTTGGGCATTTTGAACTACCGCATTTTTATATGAATGCCATGGTACAGATGCCCGATCATGGTGAACTAAAAAGAGAAACGTTCGATCATTTCGATCATGTATTTACTGGGCACTTTCATAAAAGACAGACATACAAAAATATTACATATATAGGTAATTGCTTCCCGCATAATTATGCAGATGCCGCCGATGATGATCGCGGGCTATGTATTTTAGAATGGGGTAAAGATCCTGTTTATCATGCATGGCCAGATCAACCTACTTATAGAGTATTGGGGCTTGGTGCTATTTTAAATCATGCAGACAGTATTCTTAAACCGGGCATGCATGTCCGAGTTAATATCGACATTAATATCAGTTACGAAGAAGCCACTTTTATTAAAGAAACATTTATTCAATCACATAAACTTCGTGAAATAACTCTTATACCACAAAAAAATATTGATGTATCCAATTATGAAATACAAGGCAATATAGAATTTGAAAGTGTCGATAAAATAGTAACTAATCAATTGACTAGTATAAGCAGTGACCACTATAATAATAACCTCCTACTGGAAATTTACCGCAACTTATAATGATTACAATAAAGAATTTATCAGTAAAAAATTTTATGAGTGTAGGTAATGCTACACAGGCCATCAATTTTAATCGAAATGATTTAACTCTTGTGCTGGGCGAAAACTTAGACTTGGGAGGAGATGATAGTGGTGCACGTAATGGCACAGGTAAAACCACTATTATAAATGCTTTAAGTTATGCATTTTATGGACAAGCATTAACAAACATTAAAAAAGATAATTTAATCAATAAAACTAACGGAAAACACATGTTAGTTACTATTGATTTTGAAGTAGAAAATCAAAAATATAGAATAGAGCGTGGAAGAAAACCCAACGTTCTTAAATTTTTTATAAATGATAGTGAACTTGAAACCAAAGATGATAACAGTCAGGGCGACAGCCGAGAAACTCAACACGAAATAGAAAGACTGTTACAAATGAGTCACGATATGTTCAAACATGTCGTTGCACTTAATACGTACACTGAACCATTTTTAAATCTCAAAGCAAATGATCAAAGATTAATCATTGAGCAATTGTTAGGTATTACTTTACTAAGTGAAAAATCTGAAGCATTAAAAGAACAAATTAAAATCACTAAAGATTCTATTCAACAAGAAGAATTCAGAATCAAAGCAGTTCAAGATGCCAATAAACGAATACAAGATCAAATCGACAGTTTGACTAGAAGACAAACTTTATGGCAACAAAAAAAGAACAAAGATGTTGCAGATTTACAGGCAGCATACAATCAACTGGCCGAATTGGATATCGAAGCCGAATTATCTGCTCATCAAAAATTATCCGAACACAAAACGAAATCACAAAAAATTAATGAACTTAAAAAGTTAATTAAACAATGTGAAACTGATGAGATCAAAGAATTAAAACTAATAGAACAACTTAAAAAAGAAATTGATAGTTTAAAAAATCATACTTGCCATACTTGTGGTCAAGGATTTCACGATGCTCGTCAGGAAAACTTGTTAAAAGAAAAACAACAATTACTTCAAGAAACTGCACTACAGGCATTAGCAACTAATACTCAATATATAGAAAACACAGGTGCATTGGCTGCTCTTGGAGAATTAGAATCGCAGCCTGTGACATTTTACACCAGCGAAGCTGATGCCTTCGAGCATCGTGTAAGCATGGCTACAGTATTAACTCAACTTACAGCTAAACAAGTAGAAGAAGATCCTTACAGTGATCAAATCAAGGACATGCAGTCACATGCGTTAGTTGATGTTACGTATGATACGATAAATGAACTAACTAATCTAAAGGACCACCAAGAATTTTTGCTAAAATTACTAACTAACAAAGACAGTTTTATTAGAAAAAAAATAATTGATCAAAACTTGAATCACCTAAATGCTAGACTAAGTTATTATCTAGATAAAATTGGATTGCCACATACTGTTAAGTTTATGAATGATTTGACTGTCAGCATAGAAGAACTAGGTCGAGAGTTAGATTTCGATAATCTAAGCCGGGGAGAAAGAAACAGACTTATATTAAGTTTGAGCTGGGCGTTTAGAGATGTATGGGAAAGTCTGTATAATAAAATTAATTTACTGTTTATAGATGAGTTAGTAGATAGTGGAATGGATAGCTCGGGTGTCGAAAACAGTCTTGCAATTTTGAAAAAAATGAGTAGGGAAGGTAACAGAAGTGTTTGGTTAGTAAGTCATAAAGACGAATTAGCCGGCAGAGTCAATAATATTTTAACAGTAATTAAAGAGAATGGATTCACAAGTTATAACACTGATGTAGATGTGGTGTAAAATGAAATTTGGTTTAGACTACATATCAGAATATCAAATTGAACTTACGACATACTGTAATGCTGCTTGTCCTCAATGTCCTAGAAATATTAATGGAGGGAAGATAAATCCTCACTTGAAATTAGAACATCTTTCAAGAAACATTATAGATAAAACATTTCCTGCTTTATTATGTAATAAATTGTCACAGATTTTCTTTTGCGGAAGTTACGGAGATCCCGTAATGCATCCAGATTTTTTGGATATATTATGGGACTTTAGACAGAAAGCACCAAAGCTTTGGTTATATACACATACAAATGGCAGTGTACAAAATAAAGATTATTGGAAAGAAGTTGCGTATATTTTAAATGGATTCGGTCAAGTCGATTTCAATATTGACGGGCTAGCAGATACTAATTCTGTGTATAGAAGAAATACAGATTTTAATAAAATCATCGACAATGCCACGGCTTTTATAAGTGCAGGTGGCCGTGCAGTTTGGAATTTTATTGTTTTTGAACATAATCAGCATCAACTTGAAGAAGCAAGAGCTTTAAGCAAACAACTAGGTTTTACCAATTTTACTTTTCGAAACACGGGAAGATTTTTAAATCATAAAACTATGGACACATTCACAGAATGGCCCGTACTAGATCGTCAAGGTACAAAAATTTATAGTATAAAACCAACAACATCCATGTACAGAAACAAAAGTATTGAAAGATTGCCTGAGTTAAAAAAAGAATTTTCGGACATGAAAGAATATTTTAGGACCGTAGAAATAAATTGCGATAGCTTGCATAATAAAAGAGTGGCTATAAATGCTCACGGTTTAGTCTTGCCGTGTAATATGTTAAATCATAATCTATACGACGCTAGATTTTATGATGATACAATTATGCCCTGTAGTAACGAATTAAGTACGGTTAATGGTTCAAATCAAGTAAAAGATTTTATCAATAAACATGACCCTAGTAGCTTAAACATATATAATAACTCACTTGAAAATGTATTCAAAAGTGCATTTTGGACTCAGTTAACAGAAAGCTGGCAGAAAAATACATTTCCAGAAAGACTTTTTGAATGTGCAATGACTTGTGGGAAACAGTTCACTAAAGTTTGGGATCAAACAAAAATGACTACAAAATATTTGGTAACAGGTGGCAACCGAGGTTTAGGTTTAGCTTTGGTAAAACATACCAACGGTAAAAGCATTAGTAGGTCAGATAATTTTGATATTACAAAAGATGTTGAAAAAATTGTATCTTTAAGCTTAGAATATGATGTCTTTATAAACAATGCATTTGATGGTCCTCCTCACGAAGATTGGGCAAACTTCGCACAAGTAAATTTATATATGGCTCTATATGATGCATGGTCTAAACATAATAAAAAAGGGTGGATAGTTAATATAGGCAGTGTAGGAGAAAAACATATTGTTTCACCCGAACCAAGATTTGAGACTTATCGAATAAGTAAAGCTGCATTAGCCCATGCTAGCAAACAAGGCACCCAAGCATTTAAAATGAATAAGGTTCCATTTAAAACCACTTTGATTACATTGGACAGATTAGACACAGAATTAACTAGAAGTAGACCGAACTATACGAATAATGCAATTAGTCTGCTGGACATTGCAAAATTCCTAGATTATGGTGCAAGTATTCATTCTAATACTGTAATAGAAGAAATAGTATTTTATTGCAATTTCGACTTTAAGGCATAACTATTAAGGCACATATAAAATTAACAACTCATGACTTGGCTGTTCGAAAACTCTGCAATTGAAACCTTACCGGAAGATTGTGTAGGATTCGTATACCAAATTACTAATCTCATAACAAATCGAAAATACATAGGCAAAAAACTCTCAAAATTTAGCAAAACTCAAATTAAAACAGTAAAATTAAAAAACGGAAATAAACGCAAAAAGAAAATTCGCTCAAAAATCGATAGTGATTGGAGAGATTATTATGGTAGTAGTCCCGAACTTCTTAAAGATATAGAAACTTTAGGCAAAGAAAATTTTAAACGAGAAATACTTTTTTACTGTAAATCTAAGGCAGAATGCAGTTATATCGAAGCAAGAGAACAATTCTCTAGACGAGTGTTAGAATCTTCAGATTATTATAACGGCATTATTAACTGTCGCATTCATGGCTCCCACATTTTAAACAAACTTTAAGGCAAAATCAGGCAGTAAAGGCTAGCACAGGCCAATTTCGTGTGCTCTATACCTGGACTTTTGATCACAGGGATGGAAGTCTTGCCGCGCCAGCAAGCACTCAATCACTATCCTTTACAGGACGAAGATCGCAAAATGCCGCGGTTTGATTGTTTGAACAGGTTAATTTAAGGCAAAAAGACGTTGCAGTGATGTGACACGTATTGTGAGTAGGCTAGCATCTACACTCAATACCGCCGTTGTTATAAAGACTGGGATGGAGGTACCGGACAACCGCCTCTGTGAAATACCCTAATGCTAGTGGCTGTGCTACTCGGATGAAGCTAACTTTGCCCTGTACGGGCAAAGAGTGACTGATTAATCTGGATGAAATTACGTCGCTTGAGCGTATGCGATAAGCGACAGATGTGCGCAGCACATCTTAAAAGAATGGCATACGTGTTTCGTTTGTTACTTCGATGTTTTCTTCTATTATTTTTTCGATTAGTTGTCGATCATGAAACCCCAATTCAAACATTTCATTCAATGAAATACCTCCCCGCATGTACCAACAAAGTTTGAATATGTGTTTTTTTAAGGCTTTTGAATCCCGTTCCATTGAATCTAAATAATCAACTACTTCGTCATAATTTAGATTCAAAAGCCTTAGACGAAAAAATTTGACATTTCAAAAACTAATGGACTTGTAAATTCTTTCCCGCAATCTTTATGCTCACACGTTAAAGGGATATTTTTTAAGGGACTTTGCTCCGCAATACTTTCTAATTTGTTTCTAATAGATTCCCAAATTTTCTTGTTGCAATTTCTTAGAAATTCATCTATAAATTCTTTGTTTTGTACTAAGGTGCCGTCATTGGTTTTTATAGCAGTTATACTTGAGCTTACAGTTTGGATAGTTAATTCAAGCATCTGCTTTAAGATAGCATCAACTTGATGAAGTTTTTCCATCTCGGGTATCTTTTGATCATCGATTACTTTTAAGAGCTTTTGACTTTCAAATTTTTGAATATTAACATAATTCAACTGTTTGAAATTCTGTGGTTGTAGGAATAATTCGAGATCTTCAATGATTAATGATTCATCGAATTTTGGATCATATAGTTGATCTTGCAAAATTTGTAAATTTAAAGTGTTTTCGTTTTTTCTCTTACAGTGCGGGCATACAGTGACAAAATCCATGGCATTACCGTATGTGGCTCTACGTATACCAATCAATAAATAATCCAAATCTACTACTGGAACAGCCCACGCATTTTTAATATTTGGCACACAACTATGAATTAAATCAACTGTGGTTTGTCCGCTTAATAATGCATCCGGACTCTGCATGGATAATTCATCCTTTGCAGTCATTGAATAGACAGGTAACTCTTTAGTAATAGGCATATCAATCGAACCTTGAACATACCATTGTCCTTTACTGGGAAGTTTAATATAAAGTTGAGGTTGTCTAAAATATTTTACAAGAGGATTAGAATTATTGCTTTGACTCATATATTTTTCCGATAAATATTTTATATTTAATGGATAGTAAAAAAGGTACTAAAAAATGGCAGATCCAATTGATCCAGGTCGTCTCAGTGATGTGCAGAGAGAAATAGCTGCTTTACTGTCCGGTGGAGCTGCTCTTTTAAGGGAATCTGTTGATGAAGCCGTCAACAGTGTAAGACGTTTAGCTGGTAATTTTGCTGCTGGTCAGACAGCTACTGAAGCATTCAATAACACAATCAAAGATAGTTTAGGTCAATATGCTCTTTTGGCTTTCAGATTAAGTTCTGTTAACAGCAGTGTATATGGAACTTTTGAAGCATTTACTTCCGTTATACCTGCGATTGAAGCGACCAAATCTGCATTTGATAAAATTTCAAAATTGAGCAGTGGTATATTAAACATATTACCACTGGGCCCACTTAAAGCTGCTACTACCAAATCACTAACATTATTTTCAGCTGGATTGGATTTTGCCATTGAAGCAACTAAATTTCAACTAGAAGCGGCTCAAAAAGTAGTTAATTCTTATTTAGAAATTACTAAAGCAGGTGCTAATTTTGGCGGCAGTATTACAGATTTCGCAGCACTAGCACGGGAAACTAATACTCCTATGTTAATGCTGTCTAAAACTGTCAAAGCAAATATAGAAAATCTTACTGCATTGGGTGGAAGTATTCAAGGTGCTACTTTCTTGTTATACCCTAGTATGACTAAACTTTTTTATTCTACAGAAAAATTAGATACCCAAGTACTTGCTATGTACGGGAGTTTCGAAGATTTAGTAGAAGGGGTTACAGATTATTACAGCTTATTAGCTAAAACTGGAGTAGTAATTGATCAAAATTTGATAGACGAAAAACAAAAAACTGGAGCAGTTCAAGAATATCTTATTCGTCAAAAAGAATTAAGTTCTCTTACTGGCAAATCTTCCAAAGCTTTGGCTGAAGCAGAAGCTAAAAGACGTACAGAATTGGATTATTCTTTAAGATTAAGTAGATTAACTAACAAAGAAGCTGCAGATAATGCCAGAGCAGGTATAGAAATTATAACAAAAATATTTGGTCAAGAAGCAGGTGATGTTGCAAAAGAATTTTTTGCAACTGGCGGCGACGTTTATAGCGAAGCAGGAAGAAAATTCGCCGCAATGGCACCAGATGCATTCAGAAGTATTCAAGAAGTAATGGGTAAAATTGACACTGATAGAACAACATTTGAGTCGGGGGTGGGTGCATTTTTTAAAGCAAATGCTCCTGCATTTATTGCTAATGCGAAAGCAGGGGAGGAATTATATAGCCTTAATAGAGCAGCAAACAATGAATTGTTAAAAACTATGGGTTCAGTAAATGCCAGTATAGTTGCAAACAGTGGGACATTAACTAGATTAGATGAGGCTTTTGCAAAAATTTCTCAAGCAAGGCAACAAGGCCAAGCTGATAAACCGGATGCAACAATTGGGGCAGAAAGCCAAGCTTTTGTCAATAGTTTGCGTGAAGGTATGCGACGCCAAAGCCAATTAGATACACAAGTCATGAAACATATGAGTGATTTAGATAAAATTACGTTGACTTTTTATGAGTTACAAAATCAATTAATTAATTTTCAAGGTGAAATGTTTGGCAATATAAGAGAAATAATAGGTGGGATAAATATTGCAGCTGGTGATTTTGAAAATTTTGCGCAAAGATTGGGTGAACATATTTCTCAAGTATTAAGTAGATATTCTAGATCCCCCGCAGCAGGCCCAGAAGGTTCTCCGCCCCCTGGATCCCAACCTCCACCAACCTCACCACCTAACCCTGCACAACCACCTGAGCCCCCTAAACCCTCAGTAGGAACACCTGCTGCAGTTGCGGGTCAACCTGGATTTGCTGAGGGTGGTATTACAACAGGTCCTAGTTTAGCGGGAGAAGCAGGTCCTGAGGCAGTAATACCATTAGCCAAAGGTGATGTGCCTCTCAAAATAGATTGGACACCTTTAGTTAATATAATGCATGATCAAGTAAGTATTTCGAATGAAATTAGAACTTTATTAGCTGATACAAAAAATATACAAGAAGATATATTAGAAGCTACTTACTAAATTCAAGGTAAATATATTACTGGAGAAATAGCCTTATGGCGTGGAAAAAATATTTCAAGATTGCTAATGTCGCAGGATCTGTTAGCCCCATTAACGGTGGAACATCTGCTCAAAATTTTACCTATCGTAATTATCAAAGTAATTTACCTGAGGTTTATATTGGTCATCCAAATCGTATTGAACGTTACAATCAATACGAACAAATGGACATGGACAGTGAAGTGAATGCGGCATTAGATATTTTAGCAGAATTCAGTACTCAGTTAAATGAAGAAAACGGTACACCGTTTAGATTTCATTGGCGAGAAAAACCCACTGATAATGAAGTAAACATTATTAGAGAACAGTTAAATCAATGGACTAAACTTAACGAATTAAACTCCAGAACATTCAAAATATTCAGAAATACGATAAAGTACGGTGATCAAGTATTCTTACGTGATCCTGAAACTTTTAAACTGTTTTGGATAGAAATGAGTAAAGTTACAAAAATTATTGTTAACGAAGCGGAAGGAAAAAAACCTGAACAATATGTTGTGAAAGACATTGCTCCGAATTTTGAAAATTTAACAGCTACACAGGTCAATACTAGCGATATCAGTGTAAACCATCCGCAAGTTGGTGGCCCTAATGGTGCCTATATTCAACCAAAAACTCCTTATAGTGGAGGAAGTAGATTTAGTCATGCACAAAATGAAAGCACTATTAATGCAGAACATGTGGTGCATTTAAGTTTAACTGAAGGATTAGATTTTAGCTGGCCGTTTGGTAATAGTGTTCTAGAAAACGTATTTAAAGTATTCAAACAAAAAGAATTACTAGAAGATGCTATTATCATTTACCGTGTACAACGTGCTCCTGAAAGGCGAATTTTCTATATTGATGTTGGTAATATGCCCAGTCACATGGCCATGGCTTTTGTTGAACGGGTCAAAAACGAAGTTCATCAACGTCGTATTCCTACACAAACTGGTGGTGGACAAAACATGATGGATGCTACTTATAATCCATTAAGCACCAATGAGGATTATTTCTTTCCCCAAACAGCAGATGGTCGCGGCAGCAAAGTAGATACTCTAGCAGGCGGACAAAACTTAGGTGAGATAACAGATTTACATTATTTTACAAACAAACTTTTTAGAGGATTAAGAATTCCGGCCAGTTACTTGCCAACAGGTATGGACGATGGAACCAGTAATCCAAACACATTTGCAGATGGTCGTGTTGGAACAGCTTTAATCCAAGAATGGCGATTCAATCAATATTGTATGCGGTTACAACGCAATATTAGTGAAAAATTAGATGCAGAGTTCAAATTATTCATGCGCTGGAGAGGTATCAATATTGATAATAATTTGTTTGAATTACAATTTAATGAGCCCCAAAACTTTGCCAGCTATAGGCAAGCGGAAGTTGATCAAGCTAGAATCACAAGTTTTACACAGTTAGAACAGTATCCTTATCTAAGCAAACGTTTCTTATTGACACGGTATTTAGGACTTACTGAAGAGGAAATGACCGACAATGAACGCATGTGGGCCGAGGAACAAGGCGATGTTGATAAAGCACCACCCGACGAAGCAGGATTGCGCAGTGTAGGTATTAGTCCAGGCAGTTTAGAAAATGAATTGCAAGGAGCAGAAATTCCACCACAAGCAGAACCAGGTGCAGAAGCCCAGGGTGCAGTACCAGGCGGGGAGATAGGTGGACCTGCAGCAGGTACACCGTTGCCTGCTAGTGCTCCGATACAGTAAAAGATATAAATAACTTTATGATTGTTAATGAATTATTCAGTCCTACACCTGCTGCTTTCAGATCCGAGAAGCAGGACAACACATCAATGACATTGAAAAAAACAAGAACAACTAGTTTAACTTTGTCACAATTGAATAGATTACGTATTATGAATGATGCTAGAAAGTTAGAGCATGAAAAGAAATTAGAAACGGTATCAACACAATATAAACCTCCAGCAGCACCTGCAGGTCCTGGTTTATAATAAAATTTATTAAAAATCGTTCAAAAAATGCCCTTAAACAGGGCATTTTTTTTATACTGTTTAAATAACTATACAGAATTCATAAACATATTTTTTAAAGGAAACAAATATGTCAAAATACGAACAATTAATTGAGTTCATTATTAATGAACAAGAAGACAAAGCACGTGAACTTTTTCACCAGATCGTGGTTGAAAAAAGTCGTGAAATTTATGAGTCCATTATCGACGAAGAAGACCTAGAGGAAATCGGTGGCAATCCAGTCGAAGATATGATGGACGAAGTCACTGCCGACGAAACAGGCATGGCAGAAGCTGAAGATGATGACATGGAAATGGACATGGACATGGAAGTCGACGCCGATGAGGAAGGCGATATGGACATGGAAGTCGACGCCGATGAGGAAGGCGATATGGACATGGACATGGACATGGGTGATGAAGAATCTCCAGAAATGGCATTGTCAGATGCACGTCAAGAAGTTGACGCAATTTTCGATCGTTTAATGGCACAATTAAGTGGTGAAGAAGGCGATGACATGGACATGGACATGGACATGGACATGGATTCAGAAGAAGAAGTTGATGAAAATCTATATGTTGTACCTGTTGCTCCTGGAATGCGCGGCACAGGTGACAGACCAGGTGAAGGCGTCGAAGAATCAATGTACGAAGCTAAAAAAGCTAAAAAAGAAGAAATGCTTAAAGCCAAAGGTGAAAGTGGCAAGCGTAAGATGACAGAATCTGAATGGCTACGTGAATACGTTGATCAGATCGGCGAAATTTATAGCCAAGAGCCTGCTCAGGAAGAGGGACACGAAGTTGGTCACGGCAAAAAAGTAAAAGTGGATAAAGACAGTACCGCAGTTGGTCCAGGCGTCGACATGGGCGGCAAAGTAGTTAAAACCAAAGGCGGAGAACAGAATCCCGACGGTAAGCAAACTCCAGAACCAAACAATGAATACACCAAAGGCAAAGGAAACCTTCCACATGCTGGCAAATTTCAAAATGTGCCAGGCGCCAAAACAAAGCCACAAAATTCTGGAAAACCAGAATATAGTAAAGCTCACGGTGCAGAAGGACAAACAACCGGCGGTAAAGTTCCTGTAACTGCAAAAAGTCCTTTAGCTAAGGCTTAATTCAATGAATCTATTAAGAGAACATTTGACCTTTGACAATGCTAGGATGGAACTTCTAGCAGAGGATTCAGCTGACGGCAAAGGCAAAAATCTCTATATGAAGGGTATATTCGTTCAAGGTGGAGTAAAAAATGCCAATCAACGAGTATATCCTGTAGATGAAATTGCCACCGCAGTTGAAAGTATAAACAAACAACTTAAAGAGGGATATAGTGTTTTGGGTGAATTAGATCATCCGGATGACCTGAAGATCAA